CTTTTACAACTAAATAAAATCTAACTGTCGCTTTTATGTCGTAAAACTGTCGTTTTTATGTCGTGTTCAGCGGCTTTTTTTGTGTGAAAATAAAATTACAAAAAGGAGAGTGATTGAATTGTATGACGAAGATTTAAGAGAGCGATTACTCTCACGGGAACAAATACAAAAATTAGACTTAGTAACTCAAACAATATTGTTTAGCGTTATTGAGGATGTATTAGAGGAGAGAGAACATGATAAACAATCCTTATCAACCACAGATGACTTATACTCCGGGTTATAACGCATATCCGTACAACCCGATGCAAAGATTTCAGGAACAACAGTTACCGCAACAGCCCGTTCAACAAGTACCACAACAGCAGAATTTACAGATACAAGCAGGGATAAATGGCAGAATGGTGGCAGCAGTTGAACAAATTGCGGCTAATGATGTACCTATGGACGGCTCAGTTGCATTTTTTCCTAAACAAGACTTGACGGAAATTTATGCAAAACAATGGGGTGCAGACGGCTCGATAAAAACAGTCGTGTATAAGCCTTATACAGAGCCTAAAAACAGTCAAGGCATAAATAATACAGAAAATATCGAAAACTTGAAAATTGACCTATCAGACGAAAGCACAGCAGTATTTATGCAGAAGTTTGATGAGATTTTTAATAAATTTGACGAGTTAGAAAACAAAATGTGTAAAAGTGCTACTTCTCAAAGGAAAACTTCGACTTTAAAAAAGGAGGGCGGTGTAAATGAATAATCAGATTATGCAGATGTTAAATCAGATTAAAAATATAAAAAATCCAAAAGAAGCCGCTATGAAAACATTAGAGCAAGCGGCAAATCAAGGAAATCCAATGGCAAAAAATATGTTGCAGAAAATAAACAGTGGCGACATGAATGGAGCACAGCAAATTCTTGGTAATTTTATGAATGAACAGGGATTGAATATACAGGAAATTCAAAAACAAATTCAAAAATAGTACATATTAGGGTTTTGTCCGGACAATAAAAACCAGTTCCCTATTTTGTAAATAAATCAAATGGAGGTAAACTAATATGTTTAACAACGGAGTTAGCCTTGCCGATATTGCGGCAGTAACAGGCAATAACAGAAACAATGACGGTATGTGGGGAGACGGTGCATGGTGGATTGTCATTCTTCTTATTTTCGGCTGGGGTGGTTTTGGTAACAACGGCTGGGGTAACGGTAATGGAATGGGTTCTACTGCCGCCGCTTATACAGACAGTGCTATTCAGCGTGGATTTGATAATCAGGCTGTTGTTTCAAAACTTGATGGCATTTCTAACGGACTTTGTGACGGTTTCTATGCTATGAACAACAGTATGCTTACTGGCTTTAATGGCATAAATACAAACATTATGCAGACAGGCTACGGCATCCAGCAGGCTATTAACGCTGATACAGTTGCTAATATGCAGAATACAAATGCTTTACAGTCACAGATTGCTAACTGCTGCTGCGAGACGAGAGAAGCCATCCAAGGTGTAAACTACAACATGGCTACTAACACTTGTGCTTTGCAGAACACCATGAACAACAACACGAGAGACATTATTGATAGCCAGCAGGCAGGAACGAGAGCCATCCTTGATTTCCTGACTAATGACAAGATTGCAACATTACAGGCAGAGAACAATGATTTACGCAGAGCCGCTTCACAGGATAGACAGAACGCACTTCTGACTACCACAATGGCAGCACAGACAAATCAGATAATTGACGCTGTAAGACCTACACCAGTACCATCATTCCCGGCAAGCAACCTTTACGGATATGCTTACGGATGTGGATGTGGATGTAATACAGGTTGCGGCTGCTAAACAACTAAATAATCAAGTATCTTAATCGAAAGATTATGTCTGCTAAGCAGTATTACTTAAATTTAAAGGGCAGACTTATATGGTTTGCCCTTATTTTTATGAAAGAGAGGTAAAAATAATGGAAATTACAGGAATTGCATTGCAAACAGTTGCCACCGGCGAAGATGTGGCATTTACAGAAACACCAGTTTGCGGTAGTAAGTGTATCGTACATAGACAGGGTAGTGGAATTGTAAAGTTAAGGGGTATTACAAATCAGCGTAAAGCACGATTTTTAGTATCGTATAGCGGTAATATTCAGATACCTACTGGCGGTACAGTAGAAGCTATCTCACTTGCCATTGCAGTAGACGGAGAGCCTTTGCAGTCAACGCGAATGATTGTAACACCAGCCGCAGTTGAGAATTTCTTTAATGTATCAGCACAGGCATACATAGATGTACCTTGCGGTTGTTGCAGTACAGTAGCGGTGCAAAATACATCTACACAGGCTATTGAAGTTCAGAATAGTAACTTAATCGCAGTAAGGGAGGCTTGATATTATGCACAAATGGGCTAAACAGATTATGGAATGTGTCAAGGCAAAAGTTGACGGAATTGGAATTGACAATTTTGAGGGGCAGAACCTTGACGATTTAAAGGATTTTACAGAAATAGCGAAGAATATAGCTTGCTTTGACAAGGATTACAGAATTGTTGAAGCTATGGAAAAGTCAGAAGATAATGAGGATATTATGCGTATGCTTGAACAGTACGAAGATTATCCGGACAGAAGATACTATGACGCTTACCGCTATGCAAACGGCAGATTCGCCCCTAAAGGTCGTGGAACACGCAGAGGATATGAAGAACCGCCATATTATCATATGTACCCAGAAGCAGAGCATATGAGGGACATGGATAGGGATGATAGAGGAAAGATGTATTACAGCGAACCTGCAAGCAATGTGAGTGGTAGCAATAATATGTCAAGAAACTACTCTGAAAGCAACTATGACAGGGCAAAGCGTAACTATACAGAAACAAAAGAGTTACACAAAGGGAACACTCAGGAAGATAAAGAGCATAAGATGAAATCCCTCGACGGATACATGAAAGAGTTGTCAACAGACATTACACACTTGCTCGGTGACATGACCGCAGAGGAAAAAAATCTTTTAAGAACAAAACTTAGTACACTTGTTTCTAAGATTTGAGAATAATATTTTCCGACAATCTAGGGCTATAGATAATAATATCTGTAGCCTGTTTTTAAATAATAAAATCAATGTTTGTGAGGTGATTTTATGTTTATAATAAATAATATAATGTGGCAAATTGTATTTGTGCCAAGTGATAGCAATAAACTTATGCGTTCTGACGGCTCTATTAGCCTTGCTGTGACCGATTTTAACGACAAGACGGTATATGTATCAGATAATGTAAAAAACGGCTATTTACGCAAAGTAATGGCTCATGAATTATGCCATTGTTTTTGTTTCAGTTACAACATATATATGCCTATTCAGCAAGAGGAATATTTGGCTGACTGGATAAGCTTGTATGGGGCAGATTTGATATATTTACTTGACGATTTGATGATAACATTAACAAGGAGTATAGCATGATAAAGGAATTATTAGAGCAGATACAAAAGACAAATCCCGACATGACAATAGAAAAACTTATATCTGAGATACGATATAGTGACTATTTAACAAGAGCGTTGATGATAAGTAAAGGAATTGCCAGCAAAGAGGAAAACTGCTATACTAACAAATAAAAAGGAGTTTCAGTATGGCAATAACAGGAACAAAAGGCGAATATGTATCGTATGAGTGTGATGACTTGATAGAAAGTCTTGAGCTTGATATATCAGAGTATGGCAAGAGTTGCAGGGTTTACGCAATATCTGAAATGATACACGGAGTAGAAATCTATACAGGTTATGAATATACAGACAGAATACAGTTAAAGCGAGGGCAAAAATATACGCTTATGTCAGCCGGTCAGCTTATGGATATTTTACAAAAACAAAATTCGATATTGTAAATACTTGTTAAGTGTGGTATTGTAGAATTACAAGATAAGTCTAAAATGCTTGTCTTGTAAGTTTTGCACAATATATAGATGACAGTATGTGCGTGTGAATGTGCAAATTGCCGAAAGTGAGGTGATGGCATGGGCAGTCCCGAAAATGATTTTATCGTTGTGAACACAAAGGAAGATGTCTTAAAAGAACGGTATATTGCTGGTGCTGATTTAGCCGGCAGATATGGATTCCCACAATTAACTCCGGTTTATGCGCACTTAGAAGATGTTGAGCCGGTACCGTTTAATCTTGCAAGTAAAGAAAAGCATCCGAAAAATTGTGTTTGTCATTTCTTTATAGATGATGTACGCTTTGAGCGGCTTTGGAACAATCCCAGCAAATACATGGATATATTGAAAAACTTTAAATATATATGCAGTCCCGATTTTACTTTCTATGATGATATGCCACTTGCTTTGCAAATATGGCAGATATACAGAAGTCGGGCATTAAGCTATTGTTTAAGTCAAGCCGGTTTAAAGATTATCCCGGCTGTAGGCTGGGGAAGCAAAGAAACATATGACTATTGTTTTGATGGTTTACCGACACACTCCACACTTGCGGTATCGACAAACGGATGCTTTTCAGTAGAGGGCAAAGAATGTTACAGAAAAGGTTTCAAAGAAATGTGTAGGAGATTAGAACCGAAGCAAGTTGTTGTTTTTGGTTCCAAGATTGATGCGGATGTGGATGTGGATATAATTTACAAATCAAGCTATTGGCAACAGATGGCAGAACGAATAAAAAGAGGGTGATTTGATGGGTAGCAGGAGCGGAAGCAAAAAAGGCGGCTATATTTACACGCCTGGCTTAAAAAAGATAATCTATACAGAAAAAAGAGGGGGAATTACTATTGTAAAAACAAGATATAAATTCTTAAAACAACGGCGGTCAAAGAACAAATAGCACTATACAACGGTTATTATATACATAAATGGAAAAACAAGGCTAAGAAGTAAAACGGCTGTATAAAGTCGTAGCAAAGAGATAAACAGACACGAAAAAAGAGACTTTTTACAGTCTCTTTTCTTTTACCAAAAAATTATATTTCCTTTTTTATCTACATTATAATGCCACCATTTGCCCGATTGATACATGATGCAGATGTTGCCGTCCACATCCGTCCAGACTTCTTTTATTTCACCGTGTTTCCAGTCGTCGAACTGGGAGCGATGGAAGTTGTAAAAATGCTTTGCTGTCATATTCAAGCCCCCCTTTTTATGAATAAATCAGGTTGTAAGCATCTAAATATTCTGAATGTTTTTTGACAAATTCAATTTGTGCTTTTTGTGCTTCGTCTGAATTTTTGCCTGAATGCAAAATTTCATAAAACAAATTGACAAGCTCCATTTTTTGAGAGTTTACAATTTTGCATTTTTCACGCTCTTTTTTATCAAAAAGCATGAAGACCCAGGAATAAGCATTCCACTCGCAGTCTATTCTGTGATTTTTGCAAAACTTTTCAATAACAGGAGTGAATGCGATATATTCACTCTGGTTGTCGAACTTTATGTAGTAGCCGACGCCGCCAACTGTATTTTTGAAAGTTTCGTATTTTAAATTATATTTTTTGCAAAAAACAATAATTTTATTTACCATCTTTTTGCCCTCCTTAATTTTTTCAAAGCAAGCCGGGGAATCGAACCCCGGAAACGCCTGCCTTGCTAATATGTTTGTTAAATATTTAAAAGCTGTAAAAGCTCAGTTCTTTTTGTTTGTAGCATTTTTTTAGCTGTCAAAAAATCAATGCTACCGCTTGTAATATATTCAATATATTTTGCAGCGTTTATGTATGCGTCAAATTCTGCCTTATATGCGGCGTCAAATGCCTTTTCATATTTGATATTTCCCGGCTCTTTTTCGTACTGCTTTTCTGTTTCATTTGCTGTTTTTTCCAACTCTTCCAGTCTTTTTATCTTTTCAAGTAAAATTTTCATAATATCAACCATCCTTTCTACTTGTCTTGCTAAATTATTTCTAAATATCCCAAAATATTAACGCTAGCAGGGATTGCAAAAAACATTACCCCTTTCGGCTCATACTTGCGAACATATGTTGCGGTGTAATCTTTTCCATCATCTCCAACCGCAAGCCATTTGCTCCCGTCTTTTCCGTACTTTGCTACATCGTCAAAGCTCCATAAATCTTCCATGATTTTTACCTCCTTTTCTAAATTTTTTCAAAAATATGCGAAACTGGATAGAATTTATGCCCATTTACCGTTATAAAAAATTTGTCCTGATTTTCTGACGGCATACATTTTTTTATAAATTCCTCCGCATTGTCTATACTTTCAAAACTGGCAATGATGCGGCAATGTGCCGCTATGCCGTGCCTTGCATCTTCGCCGACAGTGTAGCCGACTTTGTAAATTAAATTTTCCATATTTCCCACCTCCTCTATTCATCTTCCAAGTGTGCGTATTCTTCACACTCTTTTTTCTTTGGACATTCTGAACATCTGTCCTCGTATTTTTCACATATTTCTGTAAGTTCTCTTTCAAGCTCTTCAATTCTTGTCATAATCTTGTACCTCCAATGTTTTTATTTGCTTTCCTTATGTTGTATATATAATAGCACATATATTGCACATATACAATATACAAAATGCACAAATATTGCACATATATTATAAGGCTTTATTGTATAATATGTATAATGCACATATACCATTGACTTTATAATGCACATATGTTAATATATAAAGAAAAAAAGATTGGAGGCTAAGAAAATGAGTGAAAATAAAACAAGTGCCGCACAGCTTAAAGCGTCAAGAGAATACGAGAAAAGAAACGACAGGATAAATATTGTATTCCCAGCAGGGACACGAAGCCGCATGAAAGCGTTAGGTATTGAAAAACCTAACACATTTATAAAAGAAGTTGTTGCCAGCGAACTTGAAAAAATGGAAAAATATTCAAAATAATGCACATATACCATTGACTTTATAATGCACATATGTTATAATGTATTTAACAAATAAAGAAAGGCAGTCAATGACTGGATGGTGGAAAATATGAAAAATTTAGGAGCTAGATACAATGGAGTAAGATACGAAGGCTGGACTATCCGAAAAAAAGGGGAGACAGCCACACATCTGTTAAATTCGTATCTCCCAGCGGGATACGACCATGTAACGGAAAGCGTCGTACTTGTAAGAGATGCTCTGAATTATAGAGGTCTTCCGTCTGTTGACCTCCGCCCAATAAGCGAATGGGATTTCTTTGACGAAAACGGCGAACTCATAGATTTCAAATGGGACACTGAAATCTAAAAATTTTGAAAATAAAAAAAGAAAGGGCGGCAATGCCGCAAAGGTGAATGTTATGACAAATATTATAAATTTAAACGATACTTTAGGCAGGGTTGATGTTAGGGCGTTACCTTGCGGAAAAAATCAGAATATAGAGGTCAGGATTGGCAGAAAACTCTACATGGTAGATGTGGACAAGAATGCTTTGCTTGCACACCTTGACTTTTACAAAAAGGTAAAAGCTGATAGAAAAAAATATTCAAAGTATGACCCAGCGGCTGAAATGGTTAGCGTTACGGTGAGAAATGATGTCCGTTTAAATAAAAAATTTTTTGAAAATATCGAAGAAATCAGCAAAGCACAAACAGTCTATGATAGTTTCGGAAATTTTTTGTATAAATAAAAAAGTGGGTGTTAGTTTTTAGCGGCTTGAAATATAGCCGCTTTTTTGATGCAAAAACACAATTCTATTATTTCACAATATTCTTTATAATCTTACAGAAAATCGAGTAAAAGATAGGGTATATATCATTACTCGAAAATCTGTATAAATCTAGTCTAGTTTCTGTATAATTTTATAAACACGAACTCGAATTTCTGTATATTTTTAAAAACAGTATTTTTGTATTGCATTTTTAACAAGTAAATAGTGATACATACTATTTTATTTTGTGCAGTTATCACAAATAATATGCTATAATTATACAGATTTTTGAGTTTGTGTGATGGGGTATCTATGCCCCATACAAGCATCTGTTTTCTGTTACTGTTTTTAAAAAAACTTTATACTGAGTTATATTAAATAAAAGACAATAAAGTATATTTAGCATAAATAAATATATATTTATATATAGCCAATACAGTATATTATAAATCTATAAATTATATTAAACACATATAAAGCCAGTATGTAGATTATATATATAAAGCAAAAAATATATTTAGGGTATTGACAGTATATAAATTTAAGTGTATAGTAAACGCATAAATTAAATAACTTAGCTGTTTAGCACTTTTAAAGAATATACGATGCAGGTATATATCTTTTTAAGTGCTTTTTTATTTATAGAATTAAGGTGGTGAAAGAATGGTAAAAGATGTTTTAAACAATGTTGATGTTTTTGAAAACAGTATTGAAGAGTATCTGAATGAGTTTTGCAATAATAATAATATAGAGGATATGAAGGCAGAACCACAATCAGTCTGGAACGCTGCACTGATGTTTATACAGAAAAATGTTTTCAAGAATAGAGATTTTTTAAAAACATCCAAGCCACATCCAAATTACATGAATAATGAGTACACAAATCAATATAGTAATTTAAATAAAAGCACTTGTAATGCTTATGATTTAGACAAGATAGAGTGTATATGTGATATATATATATATCTTTGTTTATTAAATGATAAAGTACCATGTAAGTTTGGATTCTGTATGTTTACAGGAATAAGTACAGATACTATAAAAAGCTGGGAGACAAATATAGAAAGTTCATTAAGTAAATCGAGGATAGCAGTGTTACAAAAGATATATACGAGCGAAGAAGAGGCGTTGACCTCCAAAGCGTTTTCACTCAGAAATCCGACCGGAGCACTTGCGGCACTCAATCACAAAAAAGGATGGCGAGAGGATGGCAAGTTGCATATACAGCAAGTCGAACAAAAGACAGCCGACCAGCTTCCAAGGCTTGACACAATACCCCAAGATGTAGCGGTTATTGAGGATAAAAACCACTAGATGTTGTGCAAATTTTGATAAACTTTAAGATAAACAATAGTTTATCAAAGAGTTGAGAAAAGCCGAATGCCGTCACCAACGGCAGGGGGGTACCCCTCTGGTGAGCTTGAAAAAATCGCCCCACTAAGTCCCTCAAATATCCTCAAAAACAAAAACCGGCTTTTCAGGAAAAGGAGTAGTCTATGAGAAAATACACTGTAAAAGAATTGTTTTCGTTGAGACATAATGGAATTGCAACAAAGTTTATCCTTGGAAAATTCTTACTGGTACAAAATCATATAGTTGATTGGCATTTCCCAAAAGATGGCAGTAGTCCTGAAAAAGCGTATATTATTCTTAAAGGCGAACATTTAGCAAGATTAGTATGAGGTGTATATGATAGCAGAGATTTTGAAAAGATTATTTTGTAAACATGAATGGGAGTTAAAACATTGTATTGCGATACAAGGAGAAAACGATAAAATTCCAGTCGGATATAAAGATGTTTATGTCTGTGAAAAGTGTTTGCGAAAGCATTTTATAAAATATTAAAGCAAAAGGAGAACAAAAATGACTGGCAATGAGTATCAAAAGTTTGCAAACAGAACTTGCAGTATTACAGAAAACAAAACGGATATGCTACATCATGCAGTATTCGGTTTAACATCTGAGGCAGGAGAAGTAGCCGGGATGTTACAAAAGAAATATCAGGGGCACGAATTTGATATAGACCATTTCAAGAAAGAATTAGGAGATTGTACATGGATGATTGCGGAAGCGTGTACTGCGGTCGGAATAACTCTTGACGATGTATTTAACACGAATATCAAGAAATTAAAGAAACGCTATCCTGATGGTTTTACAACAGAAAATTCACTGCATAGGGCAGAAAATGATATATAAGAGTGAGGTGAAGAGATATGGCAATTAGAGCACCAACAATTTAAAGTGAAACATTTTTTGAAACTTGTTTAACATTTGTATTTTAATTCATATCTTTAGTACTTCATAAAAATATTACATATCACACACCGCAAGGCGATAACAGTCTTGCGGGACAATGGGATATCGCCAAGAGGTTAAGGCATAGCACTTTGACTGCTACATCATGGGTTCAAATCCCATTACCCCAGTTTGGCAAGATATGCCATCTTTGTTTTTCTTCTTGCAAAATCGCGGAGAAAAACTCCTTTCTCCCACTAGCGGAAAGCTGTTAAGAGCCATCGCACGGCTTGGTGGGATTGTTCGGGTGTCTATCCCACGATGCCCGAACTTACATACTTTTTCCGTACTGGACTAATGTAGTTCTATTACAAATTTCACACCCACATAACACACAGGTGCTTGCATACCATCTTTAATGCTCCTACATGGAGCGTATGCAGATTTTGGCGTATAGTTTAATGGTAAAACAGCAGTCTCCAAAACTGTTAGATGTGAGTTCAAATCTTGCTACGCCAGTTTGTGCAAAAGTAACATACAGCGTAAGAGATGGTAGCGGCATTGAGTTGTTCTAAAAAGCAATGTTATTGAGTTGCAAATACAAGCCGAGTAAACAGCAGGGGAACAACCTACCAATAAACAACAGAAAATCATAACGCGTGTCCCTATTCATAGGTGTCGGCTAACTGTTGCATATTCTCTGCTTTTGCATTTATCATCGTGTCAACACTTGTGCAGAAACCAATGTCGGCAATGGAAGAACAGAAACTAGCTGTTGACATTATCAATTTACTCTCGACAAACATCAATAAGGATGGTTCGGGAACGGTATAACAAAGCCCGTATGAACTATACAAATACAGCAACAAAAATAGTTCAATCCGTAAGTGGATGCTGTGAACTTACGGTATCGGATAGTAGCTTAATGGCAGAGCTTCCTCGGAGCCGAAAGTGTAAGAATAAGGATGGTGCACACGAATTATTCTGAGAAAAAGCAGAGTGGCAGAGGTTCGATTCCTCTCTATCCGGTTTATTTGGTCAGTGATATGCTGTTGGCTTAACTGGTGGTCTATGTCATGGCTGAATACAATACACGCCCACGCAAAATACTAGTTACGACGCGGGTGGTAGATAGTGACGGAATAGGTAAACGGAATTGTCGTAGAGAATTGGGTGCAATCGACAACTTAGCTACCCAGGTTGCGCACTCCTGTGTGGTGCAAATCCACACCTATCTACTTATCCTCAAAACTATCGAGAAAACTTTATACGCATCCATCTGATGGATAGAAAGAGGTCTACAAAATCTCTAACGGTGGTTCGATACCATCTGGGTGTGTTTATCTTTATCTCCACTTGGTCGGGCACTACTGCAATAGTTCCGGTCGATGGGAGATGTATGGATAGTAGTTGCTCATTATCGGTCAACGAAAAACACTTCTGCAAGTAGAATTTGCAGATTCAAAAGCAGTCGAGCATTGTTTGGGTCGGGTGGGTTCGACTCCCACGGCAACTATTTTACGACAACTGTGAGTTCATAGGTTATTTAATAATTTAAGTGAGAGGTAAGAAAGATGGATAATTTGGAACAACACAAAATACTTTTACAACAAATACATGATACATATGTCAAGAAAAATCATGATTATGGCGATAGCTTTAGTCGTTCATTTAAGAAATATGGATTAGTAGCGGCTATGGTTCGCATGGAAGATAAATGGAACAGACTTGATAATATGGCATCAGGAGCAGAACAGAAAGTTGCTGACGAAACTATAAGAGATACGCTGTTAGACCTTGCTGGATATTGCGTTATGACAACGATGGAACTGGACAGAGAGAAAGACAACGCAAATCAAAAAGCATTTGAAGAACAGGTTCGGGATGAATATGCCGAAGTTTTTGGAGAAGATAACGAGAACGAAAAAGAAACAGATACTTCTAATAAAACATCAGCGGAAAAGAGTTCTATTGATGTAGGCAAGGTAATGGCTTTGCATAATGCCAAATGGTCGCAGGCAAAAATTGCTGACGAAATGGGATGTTCACAAAGCATGGTATGTAAGATTATTAAAAAATATAAACAGTGAGGTAAATTTGAGGTGCAATATGTGTAAGTTTTGTAATAATAAAGCTAAACCTATAATTTCAAATGTAGAACAAGACGGCATAATGGACGAGAAAGTACAAGTTTTTCAAGCTACAATAAAAAGCAATGAATTGATGTTTGAAATAGTTTCTAATCACTTATCAACTTACTTTAATCTTACAACATTAAAAAAACAAATATCTTATTGCCCTATGTGTGGCGAAAAATTGAGAGAGGACTAAGTATGTGTGAATTTTGTGACAAATATCATTCACAAAAAGGAATGATAACGGGAAAAGAAATTGCAATCAATAAATGCGCAACAGAAACGGATTTGAAAGATTGCCAAGTATATCTTCATGGCGAAGATAATCCGTCAATCATTATTTGGGGCAAGAACGGAATAGCGAGAGGATATTTTGAGATTGTGTTTTGCCCTATTTGCGGTAGAAAGTTGGTGTAGTAATGGCAGAACCTTTAAGTAAATTAGCAGAAAAATGTAAAAGTTGCCCTAAATCTGAAAAATGCGACCATAAAAGAATGGAGTTATGCGCTTTAGCGGATTTGCCACCGCAAAATCTTGCAAGTGCTACACAAGGTATTTTGATAGACAATATGTCGCCTATATTGAGGGAAGAAATAAAAAGCCCTTTAAGTCCGTTTAGGTACAAAGACGAATTAGAAAAAGCACTAAATGATTTCCATTTTGGGAATATGTTTATGCATGGTGCTTAGAAAGCTGGTGAAAGAATGAATGAATTTTTAAAATTTTTTGACGATAAAGCAAAAGACTTTCCAATGCATCTTGAAATTACTTATAGTAAAATATGTGATTGGAATATTTTGATTTATAAAAGAGGCTGCGCTGATGATTACCCTAAAGCTAGGTGTAATGGCGAAGATGTAATAATTGTTGATGAAAGTAGTTGCGACATGGAGTTTTGCTTTGCTAAAGCGCATGTAAAACTGAAAGAATGGCTTTTGGAATTTAATGGCGGATATTAAGGCGGTGTAAGAATGAATGAAACTATTTTATATATTTCCAAATCAGAAAAGGATATACGAAGTTTTTTGAAATATCTTCAATCAAAGTTAAAAGCAGAACAAAGGGAATGCACCCTAAATGAAGAACACAATATTTTAAAAGTGCCAAAATATTACGATATTGTCGGAAAGAGTATTCATGGGAACATGCTTGGTACAGGCTATGGATATTGCAAATATTATTGTTTTTCAGAAGCGTATGATAGAAATAAATACAGTGATGCAGAAAATGAAAAACTTAAAGATATTCTTATGCACACAAGAGAGGGTGCAGAGAACATATCTGCACTTGAAATTCTGTATATGTTAGGTTTGGTTTGAAAGGTTGGTGGAAGAATGAAACAAGAATTGCATATTTGCGACCGGTGCGGTGCAGAGATAAATATTCCAAAAGAGAAAAAATGGTATGATTGTATAACACCACATTTAAGAAAAATGAAACTTAAAAAAACGGTTAGCTTGAGAGAGTATGAAACAAACATTCGTCAAAACATTGTTTTACCGGAACCAGAGCTAAATCAAATTGATAGTATCAGAATTAAAGAATATTATTGTGATGAATTAAAGGACTTTGATTTATGCCCTGAGTGCAGGAAAGATTTTGAGAGGTTTATGAGGAATGAGTAAAATATTTGAAATGCCTGAAAATGTGATAATTCCAAAAGCTAGAGTTGAAAAAGCTGGGGAAGAAGTAATGTCAGTTGCGTTTGATTTAGGGTTGGAAACAGGAGACCGACCGCTAGCAATGGTATTTGAGAACCATAACGGAAAAAACTATATCAGAAAACTTATCAAAGATGATGAAGCGTTGGAACTGTATAAGTTGTTGACGGAATAGGAGTTTTGAAAATGAGCATGGCAGATGTAATTAAATCAATAGAGTGTGGAGCGTTTAGAGAGATACAGCCGCATAAAATAGGTGGTAGAAACGGTGAGCCTATAGATTGTTCCAATTTAGAAGATGAACTTGTTATTGTGGCAAATAACGAGGCAGACAGGCAAAAACTTTATGAATGTTTTTATAAACAAGAGCCTATCGAACCTAATAATAAAAAATGCAACCTGACCTTTTGCCAATATAACACAGACAGAGAATGCACCAATGACGATAAAAGAAAAGAATGTGCCGAAGTTTCAAGAAAGGTGTTGTAAATAAATGAAGAAAACAAGAAGTAAAATAATCATTAAAACTAGAAAAGGCGGTTACACAAAGATTTATGCCAACGGGAAATGGCAGAAAAAGGTATACAACATAGACTTTCATGCAAACTGTGTTGGAAATGGCATAAATACTGTATGTGTGTTTGATAGATACAAGACGGACAAGAATGGAGTTCCAATTTATAACGACAAAAACAAGGAATTTGAGGTCGAACACTGTACAGCAAGAATTTAAAAATTATTACCGGCTAACAAACGGAGTTAGTCGCTAACTTAATGGAATTATAAAAATATTTTGAAATCGGACGGAGGCTACAACCATGGACGAAAGACAGGCGACCGAATATATAAAAGAAATATCTTATAAAATTGGCACAACCGGAATTGAATATTTGTCTGATAAAGACGGACAAAAAATGAGAGAATGTATTGATTTTCTTTGTAATGAAATTGATAATCTGCAAAATATAATTGATTGCAAGTTGGGAATGTGGACAAAAGATAACAAATATGGAATATCTTTTGCTGAGTTATTGGAAGCACTGGAAAAAGCAAGTAAATACGATAATGTTAAAGAGTGGCTACAAACAGAAATAAGAATTTCAGAACAAAGAAGAACTGAATATGGGAATTGCTTTGATGGAGTTGAAGTAGGAAACGAAAACAGAACAATGTTAAATGAAAGCCATATAAAATTTTGCAAAAACATATTAAAACAAATGGAATAATAAATATTACCGGCTGATAAATGGTTTCAGTCGCTAACCTAAAAAAATTATAGGCAGAGGTCTACAAGCACCTCTGCTAAAGAAAGCGAGGTGCTTCTTTTTTGGCATCTAAATATCTTAAAGAAACAGTTCAAAGTTATGAAAATTACATAGAGAAAAATGGAATAGATGAAAGTGTTATTGATGCATACATAGAAGCGACAGGAGTGGCAATAAATACAGAAAAGGATATTCAGTATGGATTGCAACTTACAAAGCGTTCTAAGGACTTTGTAGAGCGTTTTTGCATGAAAAAAACAGGCGGCACAATATGGAAATTGGAAAAGTATGCGTTTGAGAATAAAGTTGAGTATGATTTAATTGATAAATATTATAAACCAACATTATATGAAGCTCAAAACAAAATTGTAGACAGTTATTTTCAGTACATAGAGAGAAAAAGAGAGCCTAAAGACAGATTTTATATGCCACGAAGAAAGCAATTAGTAAAAATTGGGCTTATTGATGCATTGCAAGGCATGATTGATGATAAATACGATATTTTGTGTGTCAGCTTAGTGCCGGGTGCTGGGAAAAGTACGGTTGAAAAGTTTTTTCATTCGGGCATAGCTGGTTGGTTTCCGAAAGATTATAGTTTGTTTTATTCGCATAGCGGTGATATTACACGAATGTATTATGATGGCGTTTACGACATTGTGACAAATGACGAGGAATATGCATGGCATGAAATATTTCCAAAACTTTCAGTAACAAGCACAAATGCAAAGATGGAACAGTTTAACATAGGGAAATATAAACCATTTCCAAGCGTGCAATGCACATCTGTAGGAAGTAAAAATGCCGGTAAAGTTCGTGCAAGTAAATTTTTACTTGTAGATGATATGATAGGCGGCATCGAGGAAGCCTTAAATCCGGTTATTCTTGATAAACTATGGAATAAGTATGCAGTAGACGCAAGACAGCGTAAGACACAAGACACGGACGGAAAGCCGTGTAAGGAGATACACATTGCTACTAGGTGGTCAGTACATGATGTTATTGGCAGAATACAAAATATGTATGAGGAAAATCCGAGGGTTAAAGTGATTGCAGTACCGGATGTTGACCCGATTACAGGAGAGAGCAACTTTAATTATGAATATGGAGGCTTTACAAAAGAGTTCTTTGCAGACCAACAACTTTTGATGGATGAAATCTCTTATAGATGTTTGTATAAACAAGAACCTATTGAGCGTGAGGGATTATTGTTCCCCGACGACAAAATACGCAGATACCTTAATTTGCCACACGGAGAACCGGAGATTATTACAGGGCAATGTGATACAAAAGGAAAAGGAACGGATTATTTCGTATTACCGGTTCTTCAAAAATATGGTGATGATTATTATTGTGTTGATTGCGTGTGTGATAATACAGCGGACTATGAAGCGCAATACAGGAACGCAGCGGGTGTACTTGTAAATAATAAAGTACAAGAATGTGAATTTGAGCGAAATGCAGGTGGCGACAGAGTAGCGATGGAAGTTAATAAGCGTGTGGAGAGTGTAGGATGGATATGTAATATTACAGATACACCGACTGAGACAAACAAAGAAGCAAGAATATTTCAGTGTTCCAACTGGATATTACAACACATTATTTTTAAAGACCCATCGCTTTACAAGCCAAACGAACCATACGGAGTAATGATGTCGCTTTTAAAACAATATTCAGTATCAGGAAAGAAACAGTTAGATGATGTACCAGATGTTTTTTCAAACTTTGCTTTAAGAGTAACGCAAGGAAACAGAGTTGCAAAAGTCGAAGCGGCGTTTAATCCATTTAGCAGCAGGAGGTATTAAAATATGACAACGAAAGACTATCTTAATCAAATCAATAGACTAAATATGCTGATAAATAATAAATTACTGGAAATTTCACAGTTTAAAGAGCTATCTTGTAGCATTTCAGCAGTTAAAAACGATGAAAAAGTAATGACGACGCCTAATCAAGACCCAATCGGGACAAGCATAGCAAAATTGGACTATATGGAACGAAAACTTGATAATATGATAGATGATTATGTTGACAAGAAGAACTATATTATATCTCAAATTCAAAATATAGAAAATGATGATTACTATGAGATTTTATTTGCAAGATACATTGAAAAACTGACTTTTGAAAAAATAGCAAATAAGACAGGATGGTGCTGGCGACAAGTTCACAGAATACATTCAAAAGCATTAAAAGAATTTGAAGAAAAATACGGCAATGAATATTTATAAAGTTGTCATAGAATGTCACATAGTCGATGTGTTATTATTAAAATGTAATATAAATCTTTCAAATATCATTTCGTTTAAATGCGTATCACTTTGGTTACAAGGTAGTACGCATTTTTTGATGGAGAAAACAGAATGAAAAGTAAAATGATATATTGTCCTAAATGCAGGCGAAAAGTCGCTACATATGATGGGCGAGCAACGATAAATAAAATTGCAAAATGCAAAAAATGTAATTTACAAGTTATTTATGATGTTGTAAGGGATGAAACAACAGTTAAGCCGCTACCAAAAAGAGAAACATCTAGCGGTGCTGTTTTATATTAGGAGGGAATATGCGAAACACAAGACCTCTGAGAGATATTATAAAAGGAAATTACGGCAGAAAAGTATTATATACTACTGCGGAGACAATAACACAGGGCAACATATTAAAGGTTGTCGGTGATGTTATCGGAAATTTCTATTACAACAAAACAATAATAGATTATTTGTGGCGATATTACAAAGGCGACCAACCGGTACTATACAGAACAAAAGTTGCAAATGATGATATAACCAATAAAATTGTAGAGAACCACGCATACGAACTGGTGCAGTTTAAGTGCGGGCAAACCTTTGGGGAGCCAGTACAGTTTGTGAGTAGAAAAGATGACGATGCCGTAAATAATGCTGTTGATGAACTTAACGATTATATGTCAGATGCAAATAAACAAGAAAAAGACATTAAGTCGGGTGAATGGCAGTCGGCAACAGGAACATCGTTTAAAGCATTACAGTTTTCTGATGGTGACATACCATTTAGAATTGTGTGTCCTACACCCGTAAATACTTTTGTTATTTACAATGAAAGCACAGAAGAACCAATGGTTGCGGTACAAGAATTAAAAGATTTTGAGGGTAACTATTATAAGTTGTGCTACACAAATACAAACTCATGTATTATTAGAGACGGCGTTGTTTCTGAATGGAAACTACATGGTTTTGGTAGTATTCCTATCGTTGAGTTTCCAAATAACCACGAAAGATTGTCTGACATTGAACTTGTTATTGATATGTTAGATGCAATTAACAATATGCAGTCTAACAGAATGGATGGAGTTGAACAGTTTGTTCAATATTGGGTTAAATTTATAAATTGCGAGATTGACGAAGAAACATTTGCAAAAATGAAAGAAAGCCATGCACTTGCGGTCAAGTCGGTCAATAAAGACAATAAATCAGATGTCGACATTATGACACAGGAGCTTAACCAGACACAATGCCAGGTGGCAAAAGATGATTTATGGGACAATACATTATCTATTTTGGCTATACCAAACAAAAATAACAATAACAGCGGTGGCGATACACAGGGAGCAGTACAACTAAGGAACGGTTGGGACTTTTCTAAAACTAGAGCAAAGTTAAAAGACCCGATTGTTAAGTCGGCAGAAAAACGGCTTGCTAAAGTAGCTTTAAATATTATTCGTATTAAAGACCATGATTTAGGTATAACATTACGAGATTTTGATGTGCAAATAAATCACAGTCCACAGGATAATATGTACACTAAGGCTCAGACATTGTTACAGCTTTTACAGTGCGGCATACATCCGCTTATAGCAATAAAAACAGTAGGATTGTGGGGAGATGCAGAAAAGACATTCTTGCTATCACAGCCGTACATAGATAATCTATGGAAAACTATTGATGATGTAGAAGCACAGGAACAGAAAGCACAAGAAATAATGCAACAAATGAACAGTAACAATGAAGTAAATAATGATAATAACAAAAATGAAGCAGTTATCGAGTAATTGGTAGCTGTTTTTATTTTATAAAAATTCGCAATGCCGTGAGCGTATAAATCGGCAATGTCACCCGGTGTCGTTGCACCGTATAAAAATTCGTAGGACATAACGGAGGTAATTTATGAAGAGAGAAGAACTGACAGCTATGGGTTTGGCTGATGAACAGATTGAAAAAATCATTGCTGAGAATAGTAAGGATGTTCAGGCAGCAAACGCAAAAGCAAACAAAAACAGTGAAGAGCTGACAAGACTGCGTGAGTTGGAAAAGGAATACACAGCCATGAAAGATAAGGATTTATCCGATTCGGAAAAACTGCAAAAAGACCTTGATTCTGCAAATGCAAAAATCGCAGAACTTGAAAAGACACAAGCTATTGCGAATCAGAGAAGCAATGCGGCATCCAAGTTTAACATTTCTGCTGAACAGGCATCACAGGTTATCAAAGATGACGGCAGTTTTGACTACGAAGTACTCGGAAAAATTATCTCTGATAAAGAAACCGCTGCGGCACAGGCTAAAGAACAGGAGATTGCAAACAATACGACAAATCCGGGCGGTAGCAGTAATAAGGGTGGTGCAGACAATAAGACAAACGCTGAAAAGATAGCAGAAAGCCTTATATCCAATGCACCTAAGAACAATGACATTTTATCACATTACATTCAGAAATAACAGGAGGTAAGAAATGGCAAAGGAAATGAATATGCAGTATGAAAAGACTTCATACGCAGGAGATGTTCAGATTTTAAAGAGAGAGCCAAATGAAGCAATCCCATTAACACTTGATTTTGATGGCGTAACAGCTAAAAATGCACAGGGCAAGAAGATTGTTAAAGCAGGTACTCCAATCGGAGCAAATGGTAAGGCTGATAACACAGCCACAGTAGTGGGTATCTTAAGGTTTGATGTAACAGAGGACAGACCGCAGGGGGTACTGCTTAAGAAAGCATATCTTAACACAAAGGTAGCAGAAACACACTCAGGCGTTACATATGACGCAACAGTTAAGACAGCTCTTCCAATGATTGTATTTGAATAATAACAGGAGGTAAACAGATGTTAATCAATGAAGTATTAGACAGCAAGTCTATTGCATTATCAGCAACAGAAAACGCTAGTAATCAGATACCTTATCTTGGTTTACAGTGGTTTCCAGAAAGAAAGAAACAGGGGCTTGATTTAAGTTGGATTAAAACGCATAAAGGACTTCCGGTATCACTTGCGCCATCTAACTTTGACACAATCCCAACTCTTAGAGCCAGAGGCGGATTAAGTAAGGAAAAAACTCAGATGGCATTTTTCCGTGAGGGAATGACAGTTGGTGAAGAGGAAATGCTTGAAATCGAGCGTATTCAATCAGAAGACGACCCTTACCTTGCAAGTGCTTTATCAAGCGTATACGACGACACTAACAACCTTGTAAGCGGCGCAGAAGTTGTACCGGAGCGTATGAGAATGTCACTTCTTTCTACAAATGCAGGTCATCCGGTAATTGCTATTGTAAGTGATGGAGTTCAGTATGCTTACGATTATGACAAGGATGGTTCATACGCAAAAGACCATTACGCAAAGTTATCCGGTACAAGTATGTGGAGCGATACAGCTAATTCAAAACCACTCACAGACCTTAACAATGCAAGAAAGAAGTTACAGAAGCAGGGTAAGATTGCTAGATATGCACTTATGAACAGCAATACATTCCAATATCTGCTTGACAATGCACAGATAAGAAATTCAATTCTTGCACAGAATCTTACAGCAACTATTGAGGTCGATGATGATACTGTTATTTCGGTAGTACAGAAGAGAGCGAAGCTCACTATCGTACTTTACGATAAGATGTACATTGATGATGATGGCAAAGAGCAGTACTTCTACCCGGATAACAAGGTTACACTTCTTCCAGAAGGAAGCCTTGGCAGCACTTGGTTTGGCACTACACCGGAAGAAAGAACTGCAAGACAGGTAGCTGATGTAGATGTAACAACATATGGTGTAGGTATTACGGTCGCTACAAAGACAGAGTACGGACCACCTATGAAGATGTCAACATTTGCTTCCGAGGTTGTACTTCCATCGTACGAGAATATGGATAGCACATTCGTATATGAGGTTCATAGCGAAGAGTAGGGGGTGCAACTATGAAATATCCATATATAGTAATTCATAATGGCAAATGGTATAACGCAGGCGAAGAAGTTCCAGAAAACAATAATTCTGGAGCTTCTTTTGATTATAGCAAAACAACCATAAATCGTATGTCTACATCTGATTTACAGACATTTGCCACAGAACAAGGTATAGACAATGCAGAAGAACTTACAGGAGCGGAATTAAAGAAGCTGTTAATTGAAAAGTTAGGATTATAGGAGATAGTTATGGAATACACCACATTAGAACAAGTCAAAATCAGACTTAAACAATTTCATATTGATACAGTCACAAATGATGATGAAACTACATCTGATGTGGTAGTGTTTGATGAAAAAGAAGATAATCCACTTATCGAGCAACTTATTAAGCAAGCTACAGAAGATGTAAAAACAAGAAGAAATTACCCTAGTAATTACACAGAAGAAATGATAACAGAGGACTTGAAACAATTTGAGGGAGTTATCGTCAATCTTGTTGTGTACGACCATTCACAGGCGGGCGAAGAATTTATGGCGAGTTTCGGTGAAAATGGTGTAAGTCGAACATGGAAAGACAGAGACAGCTTATTTGTTGGGGTGTTTCCTTTTGTGAAAATGTTATAAAAATTAAAAAAGAAGATTGTGCGTACCATATTCGTGAGGTCACGAAAATGGTGCAGGCGATACACTTTAAAGGGTGGTGGGTGGTGTATCAAAATTATACAGGAGATATAAAATGCAAGATATTTTATTACAAACATATATAATAGCATTACCGATTTTTTTGGGCTATATTGTTTGGCTTCTAAAACAACAAAAAAATGATAAAGACGCAAATAGCAAAGGAACTATGTTGCTATTGCGTGTACAACTTATCGAATATCACGATAAGTACATGAAACTTGGTGAAATTCCCTCATATGCGTATCAGAATTTTTGTGAGATGTATGACGCATACCACGCACTCGGGGGGAATGGCATGGTAACAAAAATGAAAAACGAAATCCAAGAAATTCATTTAGGCAAAGGAGGTAAAAACTGATGGACTTTACGCAAGTACCTACAGTAGTTGCTATTATAGTGATTACTTATTTAATTGGATATACTTCAAAGCAGATACCACAGGTCAAAGACAATATTATTCCAGTTATCGTAGGTGTAGCCGGTGGAATACTCGGTATTGTTGGAATGTTTGTAATTCCAAACTATCCGGCAGATAACATTCTTGACGCAATAGCAGTTGGAATTGTGTCAGGCATGGCAAGCACCGGTGTTAATCAGATTTACAAACAGGTAAAGAAAAATGCTTGATATAAACAAGCAGTCAATGAAGTATTCGCAGCAAGGGGCACGCATCACAATTTACGAAAGAGACGATGAGGGCAATATCCTTTATGAGGGCTATACCGATAGCGATGGAAACTTTGTTCCTTATCTTGATGATGATGGAAATAAAATTCCTAAAATTATCGAGGAAAAAGTCGGTTTTTCAAAACCTGCCGATTTTAGAGCAAACATAGCGTTTAGCGGCGGCGAAGCTAAAACAGAAGAGTTCGGCTTTGATGCCGCCGACTATGACGCAATAATGTTGACAGATAAAAATGAGTTCCCTTTAAAAAAAGGTGACTTAATATGGCTTGATAGTGAAGTAACTTACATTGACGAAGATACAGAAACAGTTAACGAAACATCGGCAGATTTTACTATAGTCGGAGTTAAACCGGCTTTAAAGTCAACAAAATATGTGCTTAAAGCAGTTGTAAAGTAGGTGTTTTATGGCAAAGCAAACAATAACACTGGGCTTGTCTCAAAAGTCTGTAGAAAAGGCTTTAAAACAGCTTAGGCAGTACAAACAATGGCTTAGAAACAAAACTACAGAACTTGTAAAGGCACTTGCGGAAATTGGCATACCTGTTATAGAAAATAATGTCGCTGACGCAAGTTATACATTTGACAGCAAAGGGGTTAGGAGTGGTTCTAACACTGAACATTATACCTATGTAAAACTTAATAATTTTGGAAGTTATTCACAAGCAAATCTTGTTGTCGAAGGTGAAGAAATTCTTTTTATTGAGTTTGGAGCTGGTGTTTATTACAACGGCGAAGCAGGAACAAGCCCACATCCAAAAGGGCAGGAATTTGGCTTTTTAATTGGCTCATACGGTGTCGGTCATGGTGTTCAGAAAGTGTGGGGATATTATGACGAAACAGGAGCACTTGTAATGACGCATGGTGTTGAAGCAACAATGCCTGTTTTAAAGGCATATGAAAAGATTATAGCTGATTATGTATCAGTAGCAAGGAGAGTATTTGGAAATGGATAAATCAAGTTCATGGGCTTTAGAATTTAAAAATACTCTTTATAGCTTGTTTTCATACAACCTAAAAAAAGAGTATGGAACAAAATATAAAAACCTTAATATTACACAAGATGAAGAATTAGAGGGAGTACCGGTGTTTCCTACAGTGTTATTTCAACAAATTTCATTTACAGAAGTAGGCAAAACACTTGACGGACAGTTAATAAACGCAATACGACCTATTTTTCAGATAACAATAACATTTAAAGGAAATAGAAGTGATTTAGAAAATATAGCGGCATATGCCGTTTTATTTTTTAAAGATAAAAGATTTGAAGTAACAAGCATCGTCTATGGTATTTCAAACAAAGTCAGGTCGGCAACTTTCAGAGTATCAAGGGTAGTTGCGGCAAATGACAGATTGTAACTTATTGACCCGACATTTTTTAGAAATGTTTGCTAACTGCATAAAATTAGCAGAAGAAAGTGAGGTAAATATGGCAGCAGCCGGAATTTCGACACTCGGTATTACATTCGGTTATGGCGTAGAAACAACAGCCGGAGAAAAGCCGACAGCTTTTAAACAACTTACAAGAATAAATGCAATCGGCGGTATCAATATTGAGCCGGAGCAAATAGACGCATCAGCACTTGAAGATTACACGACAAAATATGTCAAAGGTCGTGCTGACACTGGTGGGTCTTTTGCAGTAACGGTAAACTTTACGGATGATACCGTAAAAGAGTGGGAAGCTCTTATAAAGGCGTATAAAGCGTTGACAGGTGGGAAACAGATGTGGTTTGAAACTATCATTCCGGGCATTGATAAAGCGTTATTTGTTATCGCAGAGCCACCGGAGAGCATCCCTCAGCCGGAAATCGGGCAGAATGAACTCTTAACAGTTGAGATGAACTTGACTATTGTTGAGAAAAAAGACCCTGATACAAAGGTAGACTTTACACCGGGGGAATAAAAAGCTATTCGGCTGAGACAAAGGCTGTGTCGGATAGCAAATCTAAAACAGCCGACTACTCATACGATAAAGATGAAACAATTTAAAAATAGCAAAATTGATTAAAAGCGGGGCGGTCTTAGGACTGCCCCCTTTCTTACAAAAAAGTAAGAGAAAGGGAAAATAATATGTTTAAAATTTTAAATATCGGTAACAAAGAATACAAACTTGAATACTCTCTTGAAGCATCACTTTATCCTGAGAGCACAGAAAGACTTTTAGAGTTTATGTCTGGAATGGACTTAGAAGATGAAAACGGAAAAATTAAAAGCATTATTAAAAGTATGTCAAATGTACCTCAGACAACATTACATATGTTCTATGCAGGGCTGTTAGAACATCATGGAAATACTGAAAATGGTGACGGTACAGTTACATCACTTAGTGATGCAAAGGCACTGTTAAAACAGTATATTGCTGAAAATAAATCAAACTTTTATTCAGTCATGGAAATGATATTGGAGCAGATGGGTGAAGATGGTTTTTTAGAACTGATAGGTCTGAACGAGATGTTACAGACAGAGGAAGAAACACCGAAGAAAGCACCGAAAGTTCCACAAGACCATTTGAAGAAAAATTAAGTTTCAAAGAAAATATTGAAAAAAACATCTTGCCAAGTGCGATAAAGGCAGGAGTGACATATAAAGAAGCTATGCATATGACCCCGAAAGCCATTGAGATGCATATAGAAGCGTATAGTGAGAAAGAACAGGAAAAAGTAAAAGTATCTGAATATCTTTCATGGCTCAACGGCTATTATGTTGTCGAAGCAATAGCTTGTACTTTTGGGAAAGGAAGATACCCTAAAAATCCTTTACAGGAAAATAATAATAATGAGAACGGCGAAAAGCCAAAATCAGAATTGCAGAAGCAAAGAGAATTATTTGCGGCAAGATTATTTGCTACATTTGCTAATGCAGAATTAGATAAAATAGAAAAAGAGGAATAGCAATTTTATTTGCCGTTCCTCTTTTATTTTTGAGGTGATAATCAATGAAAATGACTACAAAATATGCAAAAAGCATTAGTTATGGGAATAAAAGACCATTAAGCAACATCAAATACATTGTCATACATTACACAGGCAATAAAGGAGATACGGCACAGAACAATCTTGATTATTTTGCAAATGGCAATACAAGACAGGCAGGAGCACATTTCTTTGTTGATAAAAAAGGAAAAGTCGGCAAGTCAATAGCAATGAGCCGTACAGCATGGGCGGTAGGCGGTGACCACAGAAGCGGAAGAAAAGGTGAAGCGGCTTATTTTGGCAAATGTACAAATGCAAATTCGGTGTCTATTGAATTGTGTGATATGTGCTTAAAAACAAATTGGGAACAGATGCTTGTGACAAGAAAACTTGTTAAATACATTCAGAGTAAATGTCCAAACGCAAAAACAGTTATAAGACACTGGGATGTGAACGGTAAAGAATGTCCTGCACCTTTTATTGGCACAAGTAACGAAAAGTGGATTGAATTTAAACGCTTTATAACAGCAGGATATAAATTCAAAGCAAGAGTTACTAAAAATGCTACTTTGAGAAGTTCGGCAAAAATTTCAGCAACAAACAAAAAAGGAACTGTCAAAAAAGGAAGTGTAGTAAACATTGTAAAAATGCAAAATAACTTCGGTCTTACAAACGATGGTTATTGGGTGACACTTAATAAATTAAAAGAGATATAGAATGAGGTGATTTGATGGAATTAGATAGCTTGGAATTAAAAGTATCGGCAGAAGCACAGTCAGCAGAAAAAGCACTTGACAGTCTTATAAGCAAATTGCAGAGCTTTTCAAAAACTTTAGGCGGTATAAACACTACTTCCATCAGCAAAAACCTTGAAAATCTTGCTAAAGTCGGTGGTCTGAAAACTGTTACTAAAGAGGTAGAGGACTTAGGAAAAACTGTAGACAATGTCGGTAAGAAGAAAACAAAGACTGAGGTTAAAGTCGATGTTAAGCAAGGGTTAGAAGCTATAAAGGAATTACAAAGCAAGTTTTCTGATATAGGCAAAGGAACACAATTTAACGGCAATTTAAGCAGTTTAGAAAAAGAATATGATAAATTGTCGGCTAAACTGGATAAATTTGCTGAAAGAGAACAGAAAGCACTTGCAATAGGGAATGCATCAACAAACAATAAAGCATTTCAAAGTCTACAATACGATATTGCTAATACAATAAACAAACTAGCAGAACTTGAAACAAAGATACAAAGTGTTAAAAATCAAAATATATCTCAAACAGCTAATATACCGATTTTTAGATGGGACAATCAAAATACAGGCAGTACACAAAATATTACAGAGAATATTGAGAAGTTACTTAAAAGCATTCCTGAAACCGCAAAATATTCGGTAGAACAAGCACAGAAATCATTAAATGAAGCTATATCTAAAGTGCAAAATGCACAGACGAATGTTGAAGACTTTTCGCAAAGAATATCACAGGCTAGAGCTAATCTTAAAAATGTTGAAGTGAGTGGCAAAGGCATGGGTACCGATGAATGGGATAGAGCTTATATTGCTTTACAAAAAGTTGTAGCAGAAGCTAAGCAATATAAAGCGGCTTTAAATGAGCGTGCAACAGGTATCAATACAGATATAAGCGAGACAGACAGTCTTGATACTAAGGTTAATAAACTGAGAGAAGATTTAAAGCAGTTAAAAGCGGATGGATTTGGTTTTGGTGATACTGCATTTGACAAAACATATCAGCAACTTAATCAAGCTGAAAAAGAACTTGCAGAGTACAAAGCTAGACTGACAGAAAGTGAAAACTCAACGAGAAGTTTTGGCAGTACATTAAAGAGTGCGGCAACAGGTTTTTCTAATTTTATCAGTAAGATTAAAAATGGTGGAGCGGCAACACTGAATTTTGCTAAGAATGTCCGTAACATGAAATCGCCTTTAAAACTTGCACTCGGTCAAATTAGTAAATTAGGAAATTCAGTTGCAAGGCTGTATTTCAAGTACATGATGCTGTCGAGGGTTGCTGGTGCACTTGGTAAAGTTCTTGGCATATCAAGTGACTATGTAGAGGAATACAACTATTTTCAAAAGGCAATAGATAAGATTGCACAGGAAAATAAAGGCAATTATAAAAAATACGGCTATGATGATGCTGAAAGCTACGCAAATAGCTTTGAAGATAGATTGACAACCCTCACAGGTAAAATGACAGGTTACAAGATTGGCAAGGATGGAGATTTACTTGACACAGGTACAGCTAGTCTTGGACTTGACATTACACAGATAACAAACTTTGAAGCTCAAATCGCACAAATGACAAACTCTGTCGGAATGATGGGCGAGGCATCTATTGCAACCTCAAAAGCCATGACAATGCTTGCCGGGGATATGTCATCATTAACAAATATGCCACTTGATACTGTAATGAAGAATTTTTCAAGCGGTCTTTCGGGTGCGGCGATGGCTGTAAAAAAATATGGCATGGACATATCAGTTGCGGCATTACAGGAAACAGCACTTGGGCTAGGTGTTAAGAAAAATGTTTCTGATATGACACAGGCTGAGAAAGAGTATTTGCGTGTTATCACTATGTTACAGCAGTCTAAAGTAGCATGGGGCGACTTAGCAGACACAATAAACCAACCCGCAAACCAATTTAGAATGTTAAAGTCCAACATCAAACAGTGCGGCTTGATGCTTTCAAGATTGTTTATGCCTGGCATACAAAAAGTATTGCCATGGCTCAACGCAATGGCAATGGCTGTCAAAGATTTAATGAAACACATCGGTGACTTGTTTGGCTTGAAGTTTGATAGCAGCCTTGGTTCAACAGGCAGTGACACATCAGATACTTATGACGATGTATCAGACAGTGCCGACAATGCGACAAACAGTATAAATGATGCGGCAGATGCACAGAAAAAGTTTAATAAGCAGTTACAGGGATTTGATAAGTTAAATAATCTTACGACAAACGAAACATCTAAGAAAGACAGTGACAAGGATAAAAATAATACTGGCGATACAAGCGGTGTTTTATCAGATGCACTTATAAACGCTGTTGAAGATTACGAGAAGCGTTGGAACAAAGCATTTAAGAGTATGACAAGCGATGCTGACAAGCTCAAAGAAAAGATTGAAAAACTGTTTACAACAGCTTGGGACACAGGTGACGGAACAGAAATCGGTGAAGCACTTGCGACAACCTTAAATAAGGGCATTGACTGGGTGAATGAAAATACAAGCAAATGGGCTAAAGGCTTGAAAAAGATTACCTCAATTATGGGTACTTCTTTAAATGGTTTTGTTGAAAAATTCAAGTGGAAAGGTTTAGGAAAAGCTATCGGCAATTCTATTAAAGCCGCACTTGAAGCTGAAACAAACTTCTTTAAAAAAGTAAACTGGGTAAATCTTGGAAAAGGTTTGTCGAAAACTCTTAATTCAGCTATCAAAACAGGAGTTTTGCAGTCGTACTTTAAATCAATGGCAAGCAAGCTAAGGGCGGCTATTGAGACAGCGTTTGGAGCAATTACTACTTTTGATTTTAAAGGACTTGGAAATGCGTTAGGACAGGGAATAAATGACTTTTTTAAGACAATGAATAAAAAAAATAAGCAGACTGGTCTTAATGGCTGGCAAGAACTTGGAAAGAGTTTGAGTGATGGAATAAAAGGGATAGCAGATAGTATTACGACTGCACTTGATACTGTTGATTGGGAACAAGTAGGACAAGCTATTGCTGATTTTATCGGTTCTATTGATTGGGGTGGAGTTGTTTGGTCGCTAGGCAAAATGGCGAAATCTTTAGTTAAAGCAATAGGGACAACGATTACAGCACAAACAAAAGAAGACCCAGTTTCAGGAATAATTACAATAGGAATTTTAGCCTTTACTTTAAGAAAAGGCTGGAAAAAGCTACTTGCAATATTGCTTGGAAGTAAAATTGGAAAATCTAAAATAAGTGTAGGACTTTCAAGAGTTTTTGCTGTTATAAAAGCATGGTCTATATCAAAAATAAGCAAGGCGGCTAAGGCTCTTGCAACAAAGATTAAATCAGGAATCGGCAAAATAGTTGTCACATTTAAAAATGTATATGCAAGTATTAAAAATTGGATAGCAAACGGAGCAAAAATAAGCGATGTTATAAAAGCTGTGAAAACAGCATTGGGAATACAAAAAGGTTTGACGCTGTCAAATATTGCTGTAAAAATCGCTACAAAACTTCCAACATTGGCAAATCCTGATATGGCGGCTGATGAATTAGCAAGAAATATTGATGATTGGTTTACAAACAAAATTTGGAAGCCGCTTTGCAAAAAAGTTTCATGGCTTGATGCTGATTCACCGATGGGAGTTTTTCAAGTACCTGTGAAGTTAGCTATAAAGATAGGTAAAACAATAAAAGATTTTTTCGGTGACACATGGGATGATACAACAGCCATGACATCGGGGATTGATGTAGGAAACGATATGGCAAATGGAGTTTTAAAAGGCTTTGCTAATGCGTTAGTATATCCTGCAAATTTTCTATATAATCTTATTGTAAAACCTGTCAAAGAAGCATTAGGAATACATTCTCCGTCAACGGTATTTAAGGAGATTGCTGGATTTTGCGTTGATGGTTTTATGAATAATTTTAATTTAAAGGACAAAATAAAAGAAAAACTTCAAAATTTAGGTAAAGCAACTATTGAACTTGGATTAAAAATAAAAGGCAGTTTTGACGATAAAGCCAAAGAAATCAAGGAATGGTGGAACGGCAAAAAAGAAAAAGTGAAAACTTTAATGGCTAAAGCAAAAGGAGAAATTAGTAAAAAATTCGATGAAGTTAAAGAAAAATGGAATGGATTTAAGGAAAAAACTAAAAGTGTTATAGCCAAAGCTAAAGGTCAGGCAGATAAAGTATTCAGCAAAATTGTTGATGGTTGGAATAACTTTACTGACGGGACAAAAACTCTTTTTGCTAAAGCAAAGGGTAAAATCGAAGATAGCTTTAGCAAAGCAAAAGAAGCATGGGCTAGTTTTACTGAGGGTACTAAAGAAATTTATGTATATGCTAAAGGTAAAATTGAAGATAAATTCAAAGAAGTGCAACAAAAATGGTCTGAGGTCAAAGGCGGCACAAAGGAGTTTTGGGCTAAGGCAAAAGCGACAATTTCAGATAAGTTTGACGAGTTATCCGAAAAATGGGGAAAAATAAAGTCCAAAGATGCGATTGTCACTGCAAAAGCTACAATTAAAGATGGCGTTGACAAACTCGGTAGCATATGGAAAAGCGTTAAAACCAAAACGGCTACCTTAACAGGAAGAGCAGAAGAAAAAACCAAAGATGTTTTTAAGTCAATAAAAGATAAATGGAAAGAATTAACGAGTAAAACAGCAGTTTTAACAGCTACTTTTAAAGATATGTTCACAGCACCGTTAAAAAAGGCTTGGAATGCTATTGCTAGTGCAATTAACAAAGGCATTAAAACTATCAATAAAATACCGGGAGTTAGTATTCCCTCAGTACCTAAGTTGGCAAAAGGCGGTATTTTTGAAAATGGTTCGTGGCACAACATAGCAAAATATGCAAATGGCGGTATGCCGAATATGGGGCAGTTATTTGTAGCAAGAGAAAAAGGTCCTGAGCTTGTAAGTACATTAAAAGGTCATACTGCGGTTATGAATAACGACCAAATAGTGGCGTCAGTATCGCAAGGTGTATCAGATGCAGTTTACAATGTTATGACACCTGTTTTAACAAGTCTTGTATCAAGCATAAACCGCATGAATAGTAGCGGCACTCCTCTGTATGTCGAGGGTGTTTCTGAGGGCGATATAGTCAAGATAACGCAAAATGCCAACAGTAATTACAAAAAGCGTTACGGCAAACCTCTTTTCACTTAGAAATATTGCTATATCGTGCTGAATGTGGTATGATATAGCAAATATTTAAAAGAAAAGGAGTGGTAAAATGGCATTGATTAAGTGTAGTGAATGTGGAAAAGAATTTTCTGATAAGGCAGACGCTTGCCCAAATTGTGGAAATCCTAACGCAAAGAAAGAAACAGAATCAGTTAATGTAACAGTAAAAAAAGAAAATGGCACATGGAGTGTTGGAAAATTAGTAATTGGAATAATATCAATAGTGTTATTCGTAATAGTTTTTATGCAGTCCTGCGCTGTAGGTCTAGGAAACACTATTACAGATAGCGGAGAAACAAGCGGCACAGGCGGAATTTTTTGTGCAGTAGCGATGTTGATTGCAGGAATAATAACTGTAGTCACTAGAAATTCTGAAAAAATCGGCGGTTCTATAGCAAGTATAATAATCTATTTATTAGGATATTTGATTGGTGCAAGTAATGCAGGAACATATGTGGATTTAAAGGTTTGGAGTGCTATATGTTTTTGGTTTGCAATAGTACATATAGTAAGCATTATAATAGCGAAAAGAAAACACAATAAATAGAAATGGAGAAAGATATGGCTTTAATTGAATGTCCTGAATGTGGGAAAGAATATAGCGATACTGCTAAGAGCTGTCCTAATTGTGGATATGTTGAAAGAAAAACATTTTCTAAAGTTGAAAACTGGAAAAGAAATGACGGCATACAAAAACTGATAATTTTTTTAGGTGTAGTCGGAATTTTAGTAGCCATAGTTATTGGATATAGGATAAGAGTAGAAAATGTAAAAATGAGTAAATCTGCAAGAACAACTGCAAAAGAAGTTATCAAACTGATAGATAAATATTTAGAAGATGATATGAGTGGCGAAAAACTTCGAGATTTATTAAAGGGATATGAAGATGATATTGATAATATTAAAAAACAAGGAAATAACGATAAAATCTTAAAACAACTTTTAAAAAAGACTGAATATGACTTAGACCCTTGGCTAGGAGAAGACGCACAAAAAGTAAAAGATGACAAGGGATATATTCAGAAGTTGTTAGAAGATGAAGATGTAAGTTATCTCTCAGCATTATCGCAAGAATATGAATAGAATTTACAAAACCACAAGACGGATTTAATATCCGTCTTTTTTGATGCAAAAAAATCATTAACCTTAAAAAGTTAGAGGTAGAATTATGGCATTTTCAAAAAGTAAGGGTCTTGTTTCCATTGCTACAGGATATAGTAATGGAAATTATGAATATACAAAAATAGACCAATTTATAGCGGCAGACAATTTGAGTATCACTGCTGACAGGGCACAGGATTTAGATAGTTATGTCAATGCGAACGGTCGTTTAAAGAGAAATGTTTTAAAGCATATGCGTGATGGCATATCTTTTTCAACAGTCTATATGAATTATGACAAAAAAGAAAAGTTTATGACTATCATACGCAAAGCTATGAGACAAAAGGATTGTGCAGAGCCGCCCGAAAAGAAAGTTCGTGTTAGATATTTTAATGAATGGACTAACGATTACGAAACAGGATTTTTCTATATACCGGATGTTGAATGGAAATACGGCGGTACATATAAGGGAACGCCTACCTATTTACCTACAACATTTGAATTTATCGAGTATTAGTGAGGTGATAAAATGCTTAATCTGACAGATAGTCAAAAAGAGAGCTTTTATAAAAGCGGTGCGTATTTTAATGACTATGAATTTAATTTTCCCGACTTAGATTATACAATCACAAATGAAACGCTGCATCAAGAAAGCGTGACAATTAAAGAAAGCATATGTGATAGTGAGGATTTACAACTTGGCGGCTGTATTGCATCATCGTGTGAGTTTGAAGTATCAGAACTTGTAGGAAAAGAACTTGCAGGACTGGAATTTACGGCAAGATTATTAGTAAATGATGGCAAAGATGCAGTTGTACAAATGGGAAAATATCGTGTAGACAGTGCGAAGCGTGTAAATGACAAAGATTATCGGAAAATAACTGCTTATGATGCTTTATATGATGCTCAAATTGATGTTTCTGAGTGGTATAATAAAGTCTTTTATGTTGTATCACAATATGAGGAATTAGTTGCAGTTGGCGATATTGACGATTTGTGGGAACATGGTGAATATACAATAGACAATTCGGGAAGTAAGCCCCCCGAAGTAGCTTTTTTCTTAAATGGTGCAGTACCCGAAGAAGCATATGACACAACATATCTTGATACATCAACAGGTAAATTGTATGAAGCACAAGATATTAACAAAGATGATGATAGTAAGGACGAACTGTATCGTTGGGTTGAGATTTACCAATGCACAAGAAAGACAAAAACAAAGTACATTTACGCAACAACAACACTTAAGAAACTGCGTGAAAGTTTGCTAAATTATTTGAATATTCCTTTTGTTGAACAAAATCTGATAAACGATGAGATTACGATTTCGAGAACTATCGACACAAACGAAAACGGAGAACTGCTCGGAACGGATATGCTGAAATATATTTGTGAGGTTAATGCCGGTTTTGGCAAAATGAACAGAGAGGGAAATTTTGAGGTCATTTCATTGCTAAGCCCGGGACTATACCCGGAAGAAACATTATACCCGTCAGAAGAATTATATCCGGAAGACCATTACGAGCCTATTGCGAGTGATGAAAATTCAGCAAGCTACATATCAACAAGCTACGAAGAATATGAGGTAGAGGGCATCACGGGGGTTATCATTAAAGGTGATAGTGATAATGTCGGGGAGCTTGCAGGCACAAAAGATAATCCTTATGTAATCAGCGGAAATCCTCTTTTGTATGGCAGTACAGCCGAGAAACTAAAGGAAATAGGACAAAAAATTTATGAACAAATAAAAGGATATATATATCGTCCAAATACAACAACACTTGATGGACTTCCGTACTTGGAAACAGGTGATTATTTTGTATTGATAAAAGAAAACAGTGACGACATAGGCTCATTCATTTTTTCTAGGACATTAAGTGGAGTACAAGCATTAAAAGACACTTATGAGAGCAAAGGAAACAAACTAAGAGTAAATGAAGATGTTCAAACATCAGAGCTAATGTATTTGCAATCAAGAACGGCTAAAATTCAAAAGAGTGTTGACGGCGTGTCGATTGAGTTGGCAAACTTAGACGAAAATACAAGCTCAAGATTTGAACAGACAGCAAGCAAAATTGAAGCCGAGGTAAAAAGAGCAAACAACGCTGAGGGAGAACTTTCGGGCAGGATAACCGTTACTGCTGGTGAAATAACACAGGAAGTGACAAGAGCAAAAGGAGCAGAGGAAACACTAAGTGGTCGAATAACCGTTACTGCTGGTGAAATAACACAGGAAGTGACAAGAGCGACAAGTGAAGAAAATACGCTGCGTGCTTCAATTTCATTAAAAATAGATAAAGACGATGACGGTCAAATTATATCTATGATAAACGAAAGTGCTGATGTAATCACTTTAAATTCTAATAGATTGATAGTAAATAGCACTAATTTTACTTTAGATAGAAATGGTGCAGGTTCAATAGGTGGATGGCAATTTGGCAAAGGATATATGTATTCAGACGGGGATGCATTCATTTCGACACATTCAAGAACAAATTACTATAACTGGGATGGGTTCCCTTATAAAGCATCTATAATGCAAGGAAAACTTATATGTGGAATCCAAAGCGGAGCTTTAGACGAGGCTATTCCTGATACGACAAGGGGATATTGTGATTTTTCAGTTGCCGGAATTTTTGCTAAAGATAAAAAAATGAGCAGCGGGTATCTGTTTGCTGTGGGAGTTGAAAATGGAGTTGTGACAACAAACACAGGAGCATTTACGGCATCAGACAGACGATTAAAAACAAATATAACTGAAATAGATGAACAATATGCCAATAATCTGATAGACGGATTGAAACCATCAACATACACAATGATAGATGGCAAAAGAACCCACAGCGGATTTATAGCAGATGAAGTTAAAATGACTGCTGAGAAAGTTTTGGGTACAGTAGATGATTTTGCAGCATATGCAACAGTTCAAATTGATGAAGATAAAAAAGACTATGCTGCATTGCGGTATGAGGAGTTTATCGCACCTCTGACGAAATATTGTCAGTGCTTAAAAAGAGATTTGAAGCAGGAAACAACGAAAAATCAGCAATTACAATTTCAGCTTTTAAATTTACAAGGTGAATTTATGATATTAAAACAACAGATTTTAGGAGGAAAATAAAATGGTTAAATTAAACAAACAAGTATCAGTAACAGGAGCATGTGTATTAACAGTTGATGGTAAGGAAGAACGGGTGGCGTACATGAACGCTTCAATTCCAGTCGGCGGCGCACCTAATATCAGTCGTACTATTCAGAATGTAGAGTTATTCAACGCAAACAAAGAGGAAGTGTTAAAAGACTTTGCGGCATTTGACAATTATGTATATAGCCTTATGGAAACAGAGGAAACAAAAACAGCAGAATAAGAGGTGACGCACGATGGCAGTAATAAAAGTATATAGCCGCATAAACTGGCTTAACAAGTCGGAGAGCTTGACAACACCGCTTGGAAAAACAAACTTAAATAAGATGGATAAAGCAATAGACACTATAGACAACGAAGTGGTATCTATTTCAGCGACTGCGGAAAGTCTTGATACAACAAAAGCCGATAAAGACCAGCTTAACAACATGGTAACTGATATATCTTTTAATGACAAAAACGGTGTTATCAGTATAACAAAATATAACGGTACAGTATTGAATATTGATACCGCAATGGAAAAAATAGCCGTAAACTTTGAGTATGACGCACAGACACAACAACTTATACTTACACTTGAAAACGGTGAAAAGCAATACATTGATATGTCGGCTTTGATTACTCAGTATGAGTTTAAAGGCACTGATACGATAGCTTTTAGCATTGATAGTGATGGAAAAGTGAATGCGTCTATTAAAAGCGGCAGTATAACAAAAGCTATGCTGTCAAGTGAAGTTATGTCGGCTATAACATTATCAGAAAGCAATGCGGTTGCATCGGCACAGGCGGCGTCTCAGTCGGCTACAAATGCTGATATGGACGCTAAGTTATCTCAGTCGTACAGCGTTGGTAAGAGTGGTATTCGTGACGGGGAAGATACTGACAATGCAAAATACTATTCAGAGCAGGCAGAAAAATTTGCGAAAGAAGCAGAAGATATTGTTGGCAGTAATTTTATAACTCAAGCTGAAAAAGGTGTTGCAAATGGTGTAGCTGTATTAAATGCTAACTTAGCAGTTGAAAAAGCGGTGGCAGATGAAGATGGCAACAACATTCAAAATACATATGCTAAAAAGACAGAAATAGGAGAAGTTATAGAAGTTGACAGCAAGTTATCGACAACAAGCACAAATCCAGTACAGAACAAAATAGTAACTGCTGCGATTAACAGTGCAAGCCGACAGGCAGGTGTTGCGAACGGTACATTAGCTCAGTGGCAAGAACAAGGTAGAATACCAAATGGCATTGTAAACAACCTTGTTACGACCGAAGAGGGATATGCACTTGATGCAAGACAGCTAAATAAAAGTGTGGCGGGCAGTTTCGCCGAGAGCGTTGATAAAAGTATCTCTGCATTAAACAATGCCTTAAAACCATTCACATTTATAAATGTTGCTAGTGGAACCCGAAATGTTATAGCATTTTATAATTCAATTACAAAAATGATGTTTGTGAGTTTTAATTATAATATAGCTCGTGTAAATGAACCAACAAGTCTAGTTATACTTAACGACAATGCTCATACCATAGATACTGATAAATATAGATTTCCCGTTAGCGCTTGGGATGGTACAACCGGAAATATAGTATTATCGTATGGATATGTATCCGGACAAAACATATGCATATATGCTCCGCCATGCAATGAATTTAATGCTTATGCTGCATTTTTTTACCATTGCAAATAGTATTTAACTCTATATTGATTTTATATAAAGAAAGGAATGACTATTATGAAAATCAAATTAAAAGACAACACAGAACTTACGGTAACAGATGCTTGCACATCAACATCAATAGTAGCTGAATTTACATCAGCTGAGGAAATTGAAGATTTCCGTAAAAAACTTACAGACGAGAATTTATCATCTTTTGCATATGTAAATGATGACGGAACGATAGTAGGAGAATATAAAAACTGCACTTTTACAAATGTCACTTATGCAGAAAAAGGCGGCAAGTTTATGGCTACATACAACATCCGTCAGTACAGTGACATGGAAGTAAGATTAAATGTACTGGAAAAAGAACAGGCCTTACAAGGCGATGCCATTGCAAGTATGTCAGAAACAGTATATTCATAGAAAGAGGTGATAATATGAATGGAATTGTAAAATTTTGGGCTTACAGAATAGGCTTTGATTTGTCGAGGATTGATGAAGTCCCAAACAAACTTAAAACACCAGTCAGCGAATACATAGCCCAAAGCATGGCAGATTAAGTCACAAAATGTCGAACTATAACAGCCAAATCCTCTTGTTTCCCTTATCCTCAAGCCGTACAATAAACTTGTCAGAAGTTATCTGACAACATCAAGTTTTGGCAAGGGGCGGTGTAATTGGCGTTGCACTGCCCTGCATTGAGGGGATTGACATAGAAGAACGGTTGTTCTATAATATGTCGTAGGAGGGTTAAATGGACGAGATAAAGAAAGAAATTTGTGAACTTGTAAACCAATGCAATAACGAGAGATTTCTCAAAATCATAAGCAACTTTGTAAAAAGGTTGTTATCATAACAAAAAGCCGAGAGTTTATCTAAAAACTTTCGGCTCTTCTTTTTTCTAAAAATTCTAATTATTTTTCCTTGTCTTTTGACATTAAATTAAGTAATTCTTCCAAACCGTCCCAACCTTTATCGTCTAATTTAGATAAAGCGGATATAAAACGATATTTGAAATTATTCTTATCATTTGACTTTAAAACATCAGCTAACATTTCAGTTATATATTCATCTTTGGACTTTTCAATGTATGGCTCGCCTATACCAGTTCTTAACCATTCTTCATTAACATTAAACATAGAACATAAAAGTTTTAAAGATTGTTCGGATAAATTTCTACTTCCATTTTCTACTAATGAAATGTAATTCTTAGTCAAACTTAATTTCTTTGCAAAAGTATCTTGCGACATATTTAAGTCTTTTCGCAGTTTTTTGATGCGTTCTTTCATGGGTTCACCTCCTTACAATCGTATAATAACATTTTTGTCACACAAAGTCAAACTTTTTTTGAATAAAAAGGTTGACAAGTATTACACTGTATGATATTATAATCACACAAAGTCAAATAGAAAAGAGGTGAGAACAATGAAAATGAATGACAAAGAAAAAAGAATTGTACTTCAACTTAAAGAAGCACTCCCGAAAATGTCAGAGTTTGAAAAAGGCTATCTTTTAGGAATGACCGAAAAAATGGTTATTGATAAAACTAAAAGAGAAGAGAAAGATAAAGTGCTTATGAGTTAAGCAGAAAGGAGCAATATGAACGATTTACAGATATTTAATAATGAAGAGTTCGGAAAAGTAAGAACGGCTCTTGTAAATGAAGAACCAATGTTTTGCTTGATAGATATTTGCAAGGCGTTGGAAATGAGCAACCCGACAATGGTTGCACAGAGATTGGATGATGATGAACGCACTAAGTTAGACTTAGGGCGTCAAGGAGAGACAAATTTCATAACAGAAAGCGGTTTATATGCAGTCATATTGAGAAGCGATAAACCGAATGCAAAGAAGTTTCGTAAGTGGGTAACATCTGAGGTACTTCCATCAATCAGAAAAAACGGCGGTTACATAGTAGGGCAGGAAAACATGACGGACGATGAACTCATGGCAAAAGCACTTATGGTGGCACAGAATAAGATTGCTGAGAGAGACAAACAGATTGAACGTATGAAACCAAAAGAGATATTTGCTGACGCAGTATCGGCTAGTGAAACATCAATCCTTGTCGGAGATTTAGCAAAGCTGATTTCTCAGAACGGTTACAAAATCGGACAAAAGAGGTTGTTTGAATGGTTAAGAACGAATAACTTCCTTATTAAATGCGGTTCATCAAGAAATATGCCACAGCAGAGATTTGTTGAACAGGGATTGTTTGAAATCAAAGAAAGCAATGTCCAAAATCCCGACGGTAGCGTGAGAATAACACGCACAACTAAGGTCACAGGCAAAAGGCAGATTTATTTCGTTAATAAGTTTTTGCAGAAGTCAGAAGTGGCAGTATAGAAAGGAGATAAAACATGGATAAACAGAGATACGGCATTGTAGACAAAACAGGTAAAAATATTATTGTTAAAAAAGACAATGCCCGCTACATCGGTATTGATGAACTGGCACAGCATATAGCAATGGATATTATCGAGGATTATCAGGACATAATAAAAGGCGATAAGAAAATTGATGAAACAAACATAAAACTGTCAATCAAAGTTCTTAACGCCATAACCCCAGTAGTTGAAACTTTTAATAGTGTTTCACGCTACTAAATGGATTGAACGCCGCATTGACTTCTGCAAGCTGAGGTTCTTCAACAGGTAAAGTTTCAATAACTTCTGAATAGTATTGGGCGTACAGTTTCTTAAAGTCATCAAACGAACCGTTGTAACCACAGATTTTGGCAGTAGCATACAATGAAGCAATTTGTTCAGTAGACAATGTGTTTCACCTCCTTATTAAATGATAAGGAGATTATAACATAGTATGAAAGGAAAGTGAGGTTAAAAGATGAATGAGCAGGCAAAGGCATTGAAAGAAACAATGTGCAAAGATATTGATGGAGCAAACTTCTTCTTTAAATACCACAGAAACGGACAGGAGATAGATAAGCTGACAAAAGATGTGTTAAATCTTATCGCTGAACACTCCATGACCGTTTCTGAAATTAAAGGTTTCTTGGAATATATGAAAATTATTGTGGATAATCGTTCATATCTTCCTCAGCGGAAATAACCTTGATTGAAGTTTCTCCAAACGCTTCATTGTCGGGTATTTCTTTGGCAGTCTTGAGTATCGACAATACTTTGGCAGAGTAAGGATATTCAAGATTACAGTTAGGACAAATTATCTTGTCAGTATCAATATTTTCGTTTACAGAATACTTGCAATGACAAGCACAGGAAATTTGAAACTTTAAAAACATGGTGTTCACCTCTTTTCTATATTGAAGATAGAGGAATTATATCACAGAAAGTGAGGAATATAAATATGTTCGTAAACCCGTTTATTTTAGGAATTTTGGCAACTTTATTCACGGAGATGGCTTTGTTCATTGTTTGGGCGTGGATTTCAAGTAAAAAATAGAAAGGAAAAAGATATGAGTAAGATTGTTACCGATATAAATGAATTATCAGTTTTTGAAATAGAACAGTTAGCAAAAGTGCTGAGGTTTGAACTTGTTATTAACAACGGTAACGAGATAAAGATTGTTAGAAAGGAGAAATAATAGATGATAGACGCAAGTAGAAGTGTGGACAAGCCGACTGAAAATGTCGGAGTGCCGTTTGATGAATATAACAAACTTTCGAGCATATCAACAAAAGTTGATATTATAGTTGACTTGATGTGTCATGGAACGCTGATGTCAGATGATGTCTCGAGAATATTGAAAGTTGACACATCTTTCCCGAAAGGAAAAACATTTGAAAGAGATATAGTGGTTTCGGTGTGTATTTATAATAATCTTTTAGATTTAAAAGTGCGTGTAGATGTTCTGCTAGATATGCTGGAAAACAACGACTATGTATCAACAGACGAGATTTTAAGAACACTTGGCACAGAGTTGGCGATTGAAGAAGCCGACAGATGGGAGAAAAAGAAAAATGAAAGGTCTGACAATAAGTAATAAAGAGTATCGAGCAAGAGAGGGAGTAAGTAGCACAGACTTAAAGAAGATTGCAAAGTCCCCAGCCCATTTCCGTTACTGGAAAGATAATCCCGAAGAAAGCACCCCAGCGTTGCTTTTCGGCAGAGCCGTACATAAATATATTCTTGAAAAAGATAAGTTTAATGAGGAATTTGCGATAGCACCCGAAGTGAACAAAAGAACCAAAGAGGGTAAGGCACAGTGGCTTTTATTTCAAGACCAAAATGAGGGCAAAGACATTATTTCCCTTGAAGATTTTGAAAAGATAAAAGCTATGGGGGAAACATTATATCAGACACCTTTTGTAAGTCAGTTGTTAAAAGGCAAAAAAGAAGTATCTTACTTCACGAAAGATGATGAAACAGGATTGACAATAAAGTGCCGTCCCGATTGTCAGACACAAATCGGAGATACACATATTCTTATTGACTACAAATCTTGTGCAGATGCCAGTGGCGATAAGTTCATGCGTGACGCAATCAACTTAATGTATGACCTACAAATGGCATTTTATAAAGACATTATGGATAAAGTAACAGGCTATGAACACTCAGTAATCTTCATAGCACAGGAAAAAACACCGCCGTATTGTGTGAATGTTTTAGAAGCAAACGAATACTTTTTGAAAAGTGGTAGGGATATGTATAGAACCTATCTTAATGTCTACAAAGAGTGTTTAGAAAGCGGTAACTGGTATGGTTACACAAATGGCGAGGTAAACACGCTTGGTTTGCCAAGCTGGTTGCAAAAACAGTATGAATAGAAAAGGAGATAATATGGATATTGTAATTTTAAATACAAGCCGTTTAAGAGTGGCTATTGATAAGTATGTAAAGAAAAACAATGAACATAGCATGACAGATTGTTTTAAGCGTAAAAACTTAAATTCAAGTATTTTGTCGAAAAGCGAGAATAGATTTGTTTCTTCATATAAAAATAAGGTTACGGCTGAAATTGATGAATACACAACATACGGTGCTATGTATTCTGATGTGTGGCAACAGATTAAAAATTCTTTTGGTTTTAAAGCAGAAGATTTTGAAATTGAAAGGCTTCCTGCTGCATCTAACAGCTTAACTAATGGTAAAGTTTTAGATAGAAGAATTTCAGACTTAGAAGAAAAATATATTGTTTTGGCGAAAATAGTTGAGGAATTAAGAAGAAAAGGAGAATAGAACATGAATGAAGTGAGCGTTAATAACAACAATAATGTACCTTTTAACAACATAAATCAAGGTACGGTAGCAGTCGAAAGTAGTCGTGCAATTACAGAAGCACAGGGGAAATTGTTACTTGCAAAGCAGTTTCCGAGAAATTATACAAATTGCTATGTAACAGCCATTGAAGCGTGCCAGCGTAAAGGCTTTGCAGATAAAGCGTTTTTTGCTTATCCGAGAGGCGGTCAGACGGTAACAGGAGTAACAATCAGATTTGCTGAGGAACTTGCAAGATGCTACGGCAATCTTGATTACGGTATCAAAGAATTATCGCACGAAGATGGCAAATCCGAGATGCAGGCATACGCGTGGGATTTGGAAACAAATACAGTATCAAGTCAGAATTTTACAGTTGAGCATGTCATGGAAACACGACAAGGGAATAGAAAGTTGACAAGTCAGCGTGATATATACGAACGCACAGCTAACGACGGGGCAAGAAGATTAAGAAGCCGCATTTTGGCAATCTTACCGCCCGATTTGGTTGAGGACTGCATAAAAGAGTGCAAAAAGACACTTGCAGGGCAGAACGGCATTCCTTTTAAAGATAAAGTTAAAAACATGGTGGTTGCGTTTGCAAAATACGGTGTTACAAAGGAAATGCTTGAAAAGAGATTAGACCACACTGTCGAGAGTATCAGTGAAGATGAACTGACCGAGTATATAGGTATTTTCAACGGTTTGGCACAGAAAGAAACAACGGTTTCAGATTGGTTTGAACAGCCAAAAACAGCAAGTCAGATGACTGCATTGCTTGAAGAGGCTGAGAAAGAAGAAAAAGAGAAAGCACAGAAAGAGGAAAAGAAGTAATGATATATAAAGTGATGATTGACAAGAAAAACAATACATTTCCTTTAAAAGGTTTAAATGAATTGTTGGGTGCGAGATTATACAACCCACGCACAAAAAGATATGCAAATTCTGTCAAGACTTCAAATGACAGAACTTGTTTAAAGGCAATAAAAAAATGTCTGCCAGCAGTACACATTGATAAGCCAATTAAATGCACTTTCTGCATTTACGCAGCCGACAAGATGCATGACAGAGGAAATCTTTGTTCGGCAGCAGAGAAAAGTTTTTTAGATGCGTTGCAGTTGGCGAAAGTTATTAAAAATGATGGCTGGGATGATGTTTACGACAGCGTTTTTCACACGAATATAGACAAAGAAAACCCGAGAGTTGTAGTGGAGATTGAGGTTATAGAAAGGGGAAATAATTGAAAATAGTGAGAAATAAAAGTCAGTATGACTTTTTAATAAAAATTAAAAATGAATATGTTACTATAGCATGTCTCCAACCAGGGCTGCTTGGAAGAAAATACAATTTATATTTTTATTATTATGGCGAAGAATATGAAGCAGGAACATATGCTTGCAACCACTTTAATGGCAATGTGAGTATTACTGTTTGGGAAAAGGAAAACGAACTTTTTAGAGATTTTCTTGTAAGAGTTGAGCATATGATATTAAAAAAATTGTATGCCATAGGAACTTCAATACTTGAAGAAATAAAAATTATTGATGATTCGGATTTAAAAAGTTGGGAAAAAAGAAAGTAGGTGAGAATATGACAGTATATGAATTGATACAGGAATTAAGTCAGTATAGTGCGGATACAGAAGTCGAGTTTCATTGCGAAGCTGTATATGACACCGATGTTGAAGCAGAATTTGACAGAGAGGACGAAAATGACATACAGGAAGTGACAGTTAGTGCAGAGTTTGATGAGGATGTGAGCTACGAGGGCATCCATGAATGCAAAACGGTAATAGGGGCGATGCCATACATTACCATCAACTTAATATATTAAGGAGTAAGAATATGAAATCAGCAAATTTAGAACAGATGATGGCTGATATGAATAACGGCACTTATGACTTGACTTGCAATGGAGAGTGTACTCAATGCGGTAATTGTTGCAGTAACTTACTTCCTATGACAAAAGATGAAATTGCAACAATCCACAAGTACATAAAGAAGCACCGCATTAAGGAACACAGACATAATTATCCGACAGCTACACCAACAATGGATATAACTTGTCCGTTTCTTAATGATGATAAGTCAAAAGAAAAATGCGAGATTTATTCAGTCAGACCTAGGATTTGCAGAGAGTTTATCTGCTGTCCGAGTAAAAGACCACCGATTGATGATTGGGGTTATAAATTAAAGTGCAAGGTAGTTGATGTCAGAAAGGAGTTTTTTAAATGAGAGTTATATCACAGAATGGAAAAATTGATTTACCTTATGAAAATCTAGCAATTTTTGTTGAATACGAAAATGTTATTGCTAGATTTGAAAACGAGAGATACTTGTTGGCTCAGTATTCAAGTGAAGCAAAGGCAATTAAGGCTATGGAAATGCTAAGAGAAACATATGCTGGTATGCCTATTATGATGCAGAATGTTGAACTTACAAAAGAAGAGATAAAGGCTATTGAAAGAATAAAGAAAGATGGCATTATGGTACGGCTGGTAGATGAACCGTCAAAAGTCGAGTGCTTTAACAATATTATCTTTCAGTTTCCGTTTCCGCAGGACAGCGAAATGGAGGTGAGTAAATGACACTTAGAGAGCGAGTTGTTGTAGAAGCCTATACAGGATATTGTATGACAGTAGGTGAGGAGAGAAACGCATTTAACAAGTATGTAGAGGAAATCATGGGGAGACCGATTTGTGCTTACGAGTTAGCGGACGATAATATGCAAAATGAAATACATGATAAATTTAAAGCAGATTTTATTAAACTTTGTACATGTGATGATAGTGAATAGCGGAATAGCGAGGTGTAATATGGATAAAATGGATGTTATAGAAACTGCTAAAAGACTTTTTAAAGATAGAGAAGAATATTTCAAAGAACTTGAAGCGTTAAAAGAGGATATAAGTTTCTTTGATATGTATATGAAAAGGAACAAGAAAAGTAAGGCTAAATTTGCAGTAAGAATTTCTTACAAATGTGCATTCGGAGCTTTTGATGATATTTGGAAAAAGCATAGTTATCATAAGTCCGATATAGAAATAGTTTTTTCAGAGTTTATAGTTTTGGAAGCTATTATACAAGATATTTACGCAGATACAAACAGTTTTACTAAAAATACAAAGAAAGAATTTATAGATTATTTTGAGCAGTACGGAGATACTATGGTAGAAGATTATGTTTCAGAATTTATTGGTTGTAGCAGAGGCTGTATGGCTGTACTTGGAAAAATTCAGCAAATTAAAGCTGAGCAAATCTAAAAACTAAGGAGTTGAACTACAAATGAGTGCAAGGAGAGCGGCTATGCGTCGGGAACGATTGCAAAGGAACAAAATTGACAAGAAAAAATGTGCTATGGCTGAACTGGAAAGAGCAAAAGAGCAAGGCATTATTGATGGCAGAGCGATAGGTGTTAGTGCGTGCCTTGAAGTGTTGCACAGCAAATACAAGTTTAGCAATAATAAAGCACAACAGTTACTCAATGTTATGGGGAGAGAAAGTGCAAGACTTGATGATACAGGTGTTAGATTTGTTGCAAATTACTATGCTGAGAAGTTTGAAAAGAAACTAGATGCACTGGGAATGTATCAAGATACAGCTGATATTGCTACAAAGATTTATTGTGCATCAAAGCATGAGTTGTTTGTAACATCGGTCACAATAGTCTTGATGGTGCTAAATGAATTATGGAATTTTAGCAGTAACGATAAAAACACTGGTCGGCTTGATTACATCATGGAGTATTGCACAAATCGGTATTTAGAGATGCAACTTGACCCCGATAATAACACAGCAGAATATTACTTTGAGCGAATGTTAAGACGGACTGGTTATAAGTTGCATTAAGAGGTAAATATGATAGACGAAAAGAAGATTATTAAGAAAATCGAAAACAGGATAGATACTTATATAAAAGAATATCCTGAAAAGAAAAACTGTGAATATGTAGAAACGCAAAGAGAATTTATACATATATTACAGATTGAAGCAAGAGAACAAAGCAAATCCGATTTAAGAAAGGAATAACGAGTACCCGGTAAACCGGGTTGATGCAGAGGGTGTATAACTGCTAGCGAAAAATCCTAATTAGTAGAGTGTAAAAAGCGTGTGAAGCCATTTAGGATTATCCATGTTACGGTATTTGTAGCGTGGTGTTATGACAAAACTAAAAGTATGTTGGATAAGTGCAGGAATATCAAGTTTTATGGCTGGATATTTAGCAGGGAATGTAGATAAATGGATTTATATTGACATTGCCGACCAACATCAGGACAGTATCAGATTTATCAAAGATTGCGAGAAAGCAATCGGAAAGAAAATAGAAATTTTAAGTAGTGCAGAGTATAAGAGTGTCGAAGATTGCGTCAAGGTTTTTGGCGGTTTTAGAAATCCTAGTAACAACTTTGCACCATGTACAAACTGGCTTAAAAAGAGAGTGAGAAAGGAGTGGGAAGAACGGCACAAAGATTGTGAATTGACTTATGTGTGGGGATTTGATTTGAAAGAGAAAAACCGAGCAGAGAGAACAATCGAAGCAAATCCACAGGCACAACATGAGTTCCCACTTATTGATAAATGCTTGTCTAAGGAAGAGGTGCATGGACTATTTGAACGGACTTTTGATTTTAAGCGACCACTCATGTATGACTTAGGTTACCCAAATAATAACTGCATCGGATGTGTAAAAGGTGGCATGGGTTACTGGAATAACATCCGCAAGGATTTCCCTAAGGTATTTGAAAGCAGAGCCAAGTTGGAAAGAGAAGTTGGCTACTCGATACTGAAAGACAGTGACGGCAAACCTATTTTTCTTGACGAATTAGACCCGAACAGGGGAAATATGAACACTGAAATTTTTCCCGACTGTGGCATAATGTGTTATTTGAATTTAGAGTGAGGTGAGAACATTATGAAAAAGTATGTATATGTAGCTTATTCAAAAGATAAGTATAAACTGCCGATTTTTGTTGCTGACAGTTTAGGTGAATTATCTAGAAAAATCGGAATAGACACAAATACAATTTCTGCTGCAATATCTCACGCAAAAAGAAGTGGATATTAGCGAAGCGTGAAAGGAGTTTGATAACATGAATGTATATTTAGTGAGCAGAACAGACAAAATCAGTTGGTGCGAGGATATTGAAATGATTGTAATTGCAGAGGATGATTTGCACGCTGAGCGAAGAGCAAGATGGAGTTCTCGAGACTTTAAAAAAGCTAAAAATTTATCTATTAAAAAGATTGATATTAGCAAGGAACAGGCTGTCTTGATTTCAAATATGGGAGCATAAGGAGATTAGATATGACGGTAGACGAATTTAAACTGCTTGCGGTAGATACTAAGATTTCAGTGCGTGATATACACACAGGAAAGTATCTTAAAGACAAGAAAGAATACGGCAGCAGAAAGGTACAAAGTGTGTATGCAAGAACACACAGGTATCAAGGTGATTGTGAAGCTAATATTGTATTGATGGTGAGGTGATTTGATGGAAGAGAGCGAAGCAATAGAAAAACTGAAAAATATGCGACTGTTTATGCAGATTATTGACAAGAATAGCAAACATAAATTTACGGAAGATGATTATACAACTAACGAAATGGCAATCAAAGCACTTGAAGAAGTACAACAGTACCGGGAAATTGGAACACTGGAAGAGTGCCGGACGGCGAAAGAAAAACAGATGTCGAAGAAACCGAATTTTACAGAAGATAAAACATTTGCTTTATGTCCTTGTTGCAATGGTAAAGGTTTACTTGACAAGCAGAAATATTGTGATAATTGCGGTCAGAAGTTGGATTGGTCAGAAGAAAGTGAGGAATAAACATGGCAAGGATATTTAGATTTAGTGGTTATTTTGTAGATAATGACAAGTACCCGTATGAAGATTGGGAACTTGAAAATGCCCTTCTTGATGAAATAACAACAATGGTTGAAAGCTATGCTGTTCATCAGCTACACATTGAACAGGGTGAGGATTTTGTAATTGATGGAGAACTGGAAGAAAATTGTGACCTTGCGTTACTCACAAGGCATTTTAAGAAAGATGTTGATTACAACTTTGACCGACCAATTCCACAGACAGGTGAAAAATATAGACATTTTAAGCGGGGCAAAATAGTTAATATCATTGGGATTTGCAGACACACAGAAACCGCAGAAATTTCAGTGGTGTACGGTTGTGAAGGGCAAGTTTGGAATAGACCTCTTGAAATGTTTATGAGCGAGGTTGATAAAAAGAAATATCCTGATGCAAAGCAGAGATATAGATTTGAGGTGGTTAAGTGATACCCGAATGTGTAAACTGTAAAAATCTCTTTACTTGCACGATAAAGGATAAACCGAAAAATGAAGCGTGCGTAATGTTTGAAGAGAGAGACAAGGATAAATCAGAAGCTAGGAAAAAATTTGAAGAAGAAATGCAAGGCTTTTCTGAGTTGACTGTAGAAGCATTGAAAAGGTGGAAACGAAAAAATGGGCAATAAAAAAGAAAGTAAGTTTTGTGAATGGAGAATTGTTGATATTCCATACGGAATGCCTATTTATAATACAGGCTGTGGAAAAATAAGGCTTAGCTGTGCGACAGGTATTGATATTTACTGCAATGCTTGCGGCAAGAAAATCAAGATTGTTGATGATACGAAAGTGGGTGAAGTAGATGGCTAAAGCAGTATTGGTTATGGATATGCCGGAATCGTGTTTTGGCTGTAATTTATGTCATATTGACTATGAGGAAGACAGAACAACATGTCAGGCATATGAAACAGCAAAAGAAGTTAATTCTGACATATTTGAAAAGCCAGAGTGGTGTCCTCTTCGGAAACTGCCGGAGAGAAAAGAGGAACTTCCGGTTGAAAAATACGAGTTTGGTGGACTAGGAAAGGCATTTACATCCGGCTGGAATACATGCCTGGATGAGTTTTTGAAAGAAAGCGAGTGATTCAGAATGAGTAACAATGCGAATATAGTAATAGCACAGGCTTTAATGATGAGAATTAAAGATTGTGTAGAAAGAGCCTTGGATAAAAAAGATGTAACGATTGATATAGCTATGACTGAAATACGCTATACAGTTGACGCTTATGACGAGTATTTTCAAACAGGCAGAAAACCACAGTAACTAACTAGAAATCAAAGAAAGGAATAGGTTGTCGCGACATAAAACCGAGGTTTCCTTTTGGTAAGAGAAAATGTTAGATTTTGGATATTACAACATGGATTATATGCAAGGAATGAAAGAATTTCCCGACAAATATTTTGACCTTGCGATTGTAGACCCACCATATGGGAGAAAGGAACACGGTGGAAGAAATAGAAGCGGATATGTTAGGCAGAAGAACGGAAGTAAAATATTCGTAAAAGATGGACAGTACGAAAATCGGAAATGGGACAACAAACCACCTTCAGAAGAATACTTTAATGAACTTATGAGAGTTTCAAAGAATCAAATTATTTTTGGTTGCAATTATTTTGATTACCCACTAATAGGCGGTCGCATTATTTGGGATAAGTGTAATGATGGTAGCGACCAATCGGATGCAGAAATAGCATACTGCAGTATGAATGATAGAGTTGATATTTTTCGTTATATGTGGCGAGGTATGTTTCAGGGGAAATCTATTACTGAAGGAACTGTTCAGCAGGGCAACAAGAAACTAAACGAGAAACGCATACATCCCACGCAAAAACCGGTGGCATTATACGAATGGCTGTTAAGTAGATATGCAAAACCTGATGATATTATTCTTGATACTCATGTAGGAAGTGCCAGCAGTCTGATAGCTTGCTATAACGCAAATCATAAATTTGTTGGATTTGAGCTTGACGAATACTATTACAAGGTATCAAAGCAAAGGTTAGATACCGAAATGGCACAAATGAGATTAAGTGATTTTATGTGAGGTGATGTTGTATGGAGTGTAACGATTATTCTTGTAGCGTACAGATGGATATATTTGACTTCTTAGAAGATAAGAACAAAGTGAAAGAGTTTAATTCATTAAAAGCCCTTGCTTTATGTGGTACAAGGGTTCGAGGTGGGATGAAACGGATAAAAGATTATTTCCTTGAAAATCATAATTTGAGAGAAAAGGTTGCGTTTTTGAAAAACGAATACGGAACAGGCGGTTTCGGGTCGCCTGAGAAGAAACCTTGCTATATACATGGAATGTGTACGGCTACTTCACAGAAATTGATTGAATATGAGTATTACGATGAAGATATGCAGGACATAAAGAAGTATTGCAGTTGGGTTGATTTGGCGAATGTTATTACAGAAATGGTTGCAAAAGATGAATATGTTTATAAGGACGGTGATTAAATGGCAATTTACAGAAATGTACGCTTATCGTTTTGGACGGATAACAAAGTAATAGACGAGTTTACACCTGAGGATAAGTATTTTTATCTGTATTTGCTCACAAATCCTCAGACAAATTTGTGCGGTTGTTATGAGATAAGTTATAAAAGCATGAGTGAGGACACAGGATATAACAAAGATACTTGTCTGAGATTATTAAAAAGGTTTGATGAAGTACATAATGTTATCAAATTTAACGAAAGTACAAAAGAAATATTAGTTTTGAACTGGTACAAGTACAACTGGAGTAGTTCCGCAAAAACTATTACAGGCGTTATGTCAGCGGCGAAGTACATAAAATGCGAAAAATTTAGAAATTATGTTTTAAGTGTTGCAGAAAGTGTGAAGAATGGTAATAAAGAGCCAGTCAGATACCCCATACAAGCATCTGTTTCTGATACTGTATCTGATTCTGTTACTGAAACTGATACTGTAAATAATAAAAAGAACATTACAGGAGAATATATAAAGGAAATTGTTACTTATCTGAATAAAAAGTGCGGCACGCATTACAGATGTAACACAGCAAACACTAGAAAGCATATAGCAGCGAGATTTGCTGATGGCTATACGATTTCAGACTTCATGACAGTGATTGACAAGAAGTCTGCTGAATGGCAAGGGACTAAATTTGAATTGTATTTACGACCCGATACTTTGTTCGGGAGTAAATTTGAAAGTTATCTGAATCAACAAATCAAACAGAAAGACAGCACAAAAGAATTTTTAGGCGGTTGGGGGTTGTAGCTTATGACAGAAAAAGAAGTAAGACAATTACTTGCAATGACACAGGCTGTATATCCTAACTACAATCCACCCAGCAGAGAAGCGGCGGTAAATGCGTGGCTTATGTGTTTAAGTGAGTATGATAATAATATTGTCATGGCGGCATTTAAAGCATACATGACTACGAATACAAGTGGTTTTGCACCTGTTCCAGGGCAACTTATAGAAATATTGCAGACTTTGACACAACCATCTGAGTTGAACGAGCTGGAAGCGTGGTCGATAGTGAGAAAAGCGTTAAGAAATTGTGGCTACAATTCAGAACAAGAATTTGCAAAACTACCGACAGCAGTTCAAAAAGCTGTCGGAACACCGCAACAGTTAAGAATTTGGGCTTGCGATAGTGAATTTAATGAAAATGTTGTGAGCAGTAATTTTATAAAGACATATAGAACAGAGGTCAAGCGAGCAACAGAGTTGAATAAAATGCCTGATGATATAAGAAAACTTGTAGAAATGGTAAATGCAAACTCCACATCGGCTCAAATAGCAAACAAAAACAAACAGGCTATAAAGTTATTACTTGAAGATAAAGAAGCTGAGGAAACAGGCAAAACGGAAGTTAGAAACAGTGTTCCTATGCCTGAGAAATATAAAAAAGAATTTGGCATTAAATAATGAGTTTAAGGAAAGGAGCAGTAATGGAGAGATTAACTATGAAAACAGAAGATGGTTACGAAAGAGTAAGCATACGGACGAAAAATCAGCAATTGATTGATAAGTTAGCATATTATGAAGATTTAGAGGAACAGAGAAGACTTGTTAAGTTGCCTTGCAAGGTAGGAGATGCAGTTTGGCAGATAATGGTTGTAGGAGTACAGGGCAAAAATATTCAATATGGTATTTTTAAGGCGGTAGTCATAACAATATCTGTTGATTATCAGATGAATTTTCTGCTTTCCACAATTACAGAAGATGAGGAAAGATATAGAAACAAAGTAACATCTACAGCAATTGGAGAGACTATGTTTTTTACAAAATCCGAATCAGAAGCAAGACTGAAAGAATTAAACGAGAAGAACCAAGAGTTAAAGAGTTTGGAGGTGGAGAAAATGAGCGATAAGCAGAGCAATCTCACAGACAAAGAAATGGAAGATTTACAGAACATAGTAACTGATACATTAGCAAGCGTATGTGCTATGGCAAATAAGCATAACATTGACAGAGATAGTATGCTGAAATACTTTGCTGATATGCTCACAGCTTTTGCAGAAGTGGCAAGCATACAGAATTATGAAACTAACCACACCTGCGACAGCCAGCACAACGGCAATTCAAGAGATAGTGAGCCTTGTTACAGATATGATAGCAGAACGGCAAAGATAAATAAGGTTAAGATAAATAGCTTAGAAATAATTGTACGAATGATAGACAACAAGCCATATTACGAAATCAAGTACAAAAAAGTCGGCGAAGATTATTACCATGTAGGTTACAGTTCATTCAATATTGATAATGTATTGAAATGGCGTGATGAGTGTTTTGAACTTGTGGAAAGTGATAGAGAGGAGAGGAGTGAGAAAAGTGAGTAAAGAATTAAAGTCCTGTCCGTTCTGCGGCGGGAAAGCTGAAATAAATTATGAACGGATTCCGGGAGAAGATAAAGGATTTTGGGCACAGATTATCTGCAATAATTGTCACGGAAGAAGCGGTGGGACATGGGCGGGTTCTTATAATGCCGCAGAGAGAAAAGAAGTTAAAGCATGGAACAGGAGGACAAACAATGAGATTGATTGATGTAAACAAGTTAAATGAGTGCTTATTTATTCACAAAGGAAAGATATGCCCTAATAGAGATATTGATAACTTTCCTATAACTATGACTGTAGAAGATGTAAAAAGTGCTATAAGCAAACAGCCAACCGCCTATGATGTAGATAAGGTTGTGGAGCATTTAAAAGAATTAAACAAGTATAATCTTAATTTAGCAGACTGTATGTTAGATATACAGTCGCATGGATTAAATAGACATTTTATATGCTTAGAAGATGCAATCGAAATAGTAAAGGCAGGTGGAAAGAATGACGATTGAATGTAAAAATTGTTCTATGCACGAAGAATGTATTTGCGAAGCAAGTGCAGACGAATGTGAAATCAGAAAGCAGTCTTATAACAAGGCTGTTGATGATTTCTATAACAAAATTATTGAAGCATACGAAGAAATGAAAAATATTCCACAGGTAGAAAAATCAACAGTACATACAATAGCATTAGGAATAATGGAGCAGTTAAAAAATAAGGATTTAGCGAGGTAATTATACAATGAATGATTGCAAAGGATGTAAATATGAGAACAGCACAGATATAGAGATATGTTTAGAATTTTGTACAACTTGTAAAAGAGCCTATTCTAATGAAGAAGATAGAGAATTTCACGAAGATAAGTATGAGATTGTAGACTAAACTAAAACTAAGAAAGGAGTAAGAGTTTTGTGCACAGTAAAAACCGGTTTTACTCCATAAAATTATGTATAGCGAGAATAAAAAGAAGTGGCTTAAAGAGCGTTATCGTCAAAGAAAAGAACATAGCTTATGTACCAAGTGCGGTAAACCTGCAATGACAAACAAAACTCTATGCAAGGAATGTGCCGAAAAAAGAAAGAAGAAATATCGAGAAGATAGAGAATTTTTCAAAGCACAGGGATTGTGCCCAAAATGCGGCAAAAGCAAATTATTTGGCAGTGAAAAAACTTGTCCTGAGTGTTTAGCTTATGCTGAAAAAGTAAATGCTAAACACGCAAATAAAGTAGCTGGTAGTAAAGAAGCATATTATAAACAGCTTTATCAAAAAGCAAGACAGCGTTACGATGAGCAAAATCTTTGCGTAATGTGTAAAATAAGACAGCGTGCAGAGGGACATATACACTGTGAAGAATGTCTCGAGAAAAGACGCAAGAAAGGCAGAGAAATACGAAAACAGCAAGAAAAAGTAGGTATAACAAGAAGCGAAAGACCAGCTTACGGACTTTGCTATCGCTGCGGAAACCCACTTGATAGAGACGGGAAGTTGTGCGTAAAGTGTGCAACAAAAGCTGTAAGCTGTTTACCTAAATTTAGAAATACAGATGTATGGAAAAAGAATAACAATCTATTATTTGGAGGTAAGCAAGATGATAAAATTTGAAAGTGAATGTATTGACTGCCCCAACGAAATAGGTTGCCTTGGGGATAGTTGCCCGAAACGCAATATACCTCACCTTATATGCGATTGTTGCGGCGAAGATGTAGAAGAATTGTACGGATATGACGGAGGGCAGTTGTGTAAAGACTGCTTGCTTGATGCAGTACCAAAAGTAGAAATATAGGAGAAATGGCTTATGAAGTTTTCAGAACTTACTAAGCCGGAACTTGATGAAATTTTAAAGAACGCCAATTTTACAGAGGAAGAAGAGAATATATTTACAATGCTTGCAAGAGGAAAAACACTTACAGAAGTTGCACAAAGAAATATGATATGTGAACGAACTGTACAGAGAAAAGTTGACAAGATAAAAGTAAAGATTGAAAAATTGGAGGTTTTGAAATGATTAAAATAACAATAAATGGAAACGAGATAAAAGCAGAGGATGTAACTTTATCTGCCGATATTGTAAAAATCATAACATCATGCCTTGATTGACATTGTGTTTTAAAAAGGTTAGAATGTGTCGTAAGTACGATAAATGCGGCACATTCTTTTTATATAAAAGGAGGATTTGAAGATGGAATGTGTTGCGTACATGAGAGTATCAACAGAAAAACAAGCAGAAGATGGAAACGGGCTGGAAAGCCAAAAAAGAGATATTGATAATTACTGCAATAAGAACGGTTATATAATCAGTGATTACTATATTGACGATGGTTATACTGGTGCAAACATGGACAGACCACAGCTACAACGACTTATCAGCGATTGTGTATCGAAAAGAGTGAAGTGTGTTGTTGCTTTTAAATTAGACAGGTTGTCACGAAGCATGGTTGATGGAATATATATCATCGAACGAGTGTTTCAAGCAAACAACATCTTGTTTAAATGTGTGCATGACAGTATAAGCTACGACAGTCCGATGGAGCAAGCATATACTCAGATGATGGCAGTTTTTGCGCAGCTTGATAAAAATACAATGATGTTGCGTATGCGTGGCGGTATGTTGGAAAGAGTAAAGCAAGGCTACTGGATGGGTGGTGGTAACACTCCTTATTGTTATAAGTATGATAAGGAAAAAGGAATTTTAGTACCTATACCTGAACGGAAAGAGCAGGCAAATCAAGCATTAGATTTGTTTATTGACGGCTATTCGGATGTTGCAATTAAAAAAATGCTTAATTTTACTCATGAGCATACTGTCAAAATGGTTTTGACAAGCCCAGTAAACATCGGCATGATACCATATAAGGGCAATTTATATAAAGGTTTGCATGAGCCTATTTTTGATAAAGATAGATTTCAGCTTGCACAGGAAGCGAGAAAAAACAGAAGAAAAAAGAAAACAGTTAGCCTTAACAAAGAACCAAATTTATTGACAGGTTTATGTTATTGCGGTGTGTGTGGCTGTAAAATGCGTTATCAAAAATGGGGAAGTGAATCTGATGCACCTAAAAAGATTTACTGTTGCTCACGAAACAAAAATTTATTTTATTTGCCGAATTACAATAAAGACTGCGATAATTCAACGGAATGGGCGGTTGACATTGAAAAGCAAGTCGAAGCTGAGATAATGAAAATATCTTTAAATTTATCATCACAAAAGCCAGTCGCAAAGCAAAGCAAAATTGAGATAATACAAGCTCAAATCCAAAAAGAAGAGAAGCGCCGTAAAAGACTTTTTAATCTTTATGCAGATGGAAATGATGATGTTTTAGATATGATAAAGCAGTCAGATAATACTATCAGCAGTTTAAAAGAACAACTTGAAACTGAATTATCAAGTAAAGAAGCAAATAAAAAGAAAAGTATTGCCTATGAGAACATCAAAAAAATTGCCGATGTTTGGGACAGCATCGACAAAAGAAATAAAAATATGATACTTAAAACTATAATTGACAAGATAATAATTGTCAATGGAGATATTGAGATACAATTAAAGAATTTTTAGCACATACTACACGCCATGCCGATG